TGGTGGTGTTCAGGATGGTGTGGGCGAACAGGTCGATGGCAGTGATGCGGACGTTTTTGTAGCCGTACTGGCCGCGGGAATGGCCGAGCATGGCATTGCTGCACAAGTCGTCTTTCGCGTAGCGCATCGCGGCGGAGCGGGTGGGTTTGTAGGTTTGATTAACGACAAAATTACGGGTCTTGCGCTTGCCCGACCCGAGATCGTAGGTGTAGGTAATCTGCCAGCTTTTTCCCGAACGAGTCACAGTTGAGACTTGCATAATTTTATATTATCACGGTTTTGGTTTTTTGACAGGGAGATTCGTCAGGGCTGTTTTTTCTCCTTCCAATCGTCGGCCACACGGCCGCCGGTTGCTCCCATGAGGAGAATGGTGATGAAGGCTTTTTGCAATGCCTTTTGCTGCTCTGGCGTGGCCCCCAGCCCGTAATGGAAAACCTCTTTTGCGCCTTCCGAAAATGGAATGGGTAGCACGGTTTCAGAAATAAACTCCGGCCAGGTGTAAGGCTTGACGCCTTGAGCGGCCAACCGTTTCGGAACCTTCAGCGGCGGGCCGGAGAACGGCATTTCAGGCAGCGGGCGATTCTGATAGTCCCCCTTGGTCACAACATCAGCCACAGTGCCCGCCAGCGGACTCATCTGCGTGCGCAGGTATTGCCCAACGGTGTTGTACATATTCTCATCAGGATAAATCAGATTCTTGAGTTTTCCACCATTGCTTTCGCGTATCTGGACAATCCTCATTGGAAGCCGCATCATTGTCAGAAACGGTCCTCCCCATGAAAAGTTCATTCCAAAAGCCTTGAACTTCATCCAATCACTTTTCATCGGGTCGGTGGTATTCACCTGCTGACCGCTGCCAGTGAGTTTGTTCAGTTGGTCGTTGGCAAAAAGGAGGCTCGTCCAGATGGCGGCAATCTTGGCCTTTTCCTTTATCTGATTCATTGCAAACCATCTCTCCGCGGGCGTCATATTGCTGCCTTTCAAGAGGCTCAATCCTGCCCTGATTGGGTCTGCCGCCAGCACAGACACGCGGGACAGTTCAAGTTTCGGTGCGAACAAAGCCAGACTTGCAGACGGATGCGTTCCAGCTTTCACAACCCCGGTAATATGATTGATGGCATCCGACATTGCCTTGGACATCTCCGGGGTCTTTTCAGATTCCGCAAGCCTGTTCCATTGCAGGTTAAACAAGTCCTGTCGAAGCAGTTTCAGGACAAAATATCCACGGTTTCCCATTCCCGCCAGCCGGCGAAAATACTTGGCGAGATAGGGATACTGCTGCGCCATCTTGGGATTGTTGAAGTCCTCAAACTTGTGCGGGTCATTCACGAGTCCACCACGCTGTGCAACGATGTAATTCGGATCGCGTTGCAGTTCGTGCATCTTCATCTCGTAATACTCCGGGCTGGCGACGAGACGATACATTTCACCGAAGTTGCGGGCGAAAACGATTGGGTTGGTGAAAACGGTCAGTGGCGCGTGTGTGCCCATGGCCACAGTGCCATGCAGGGCGGTTTTCATCCCGAACATCACTCGTGCGGCCTGCGGAACAAGTTTTGAAGCCCAAACCCGGTTGGCATCATTGAGCCATTGCTTGGCGTTCTGCTTCAGGCGACGAACCTCTTTTTGCTTTTGCCAAAGGTCGTCCGCAATCCGCTTGACGGGCCGGTTCTGGGCCAATCCTTTCAAAACATCCTTGTCGAGCAGTCCGAAATCGGTTCCTAACTTGTGAACGATGTCGGCCATGTCATCATTGCCTTTGTTGATGTACTCATCGCGGGCGCGGGTCCAGAGCGTTTTGACCTGCGCCGGATTCATCGGCTTACCGGATTTAAAATTGTCAAATGATTTCTTCTGGCTGGGCAAATCGGTGGGCGTTTTCTGAACGGTTGACTTGACCTTGGCCGGACCCTTCACTCCCAGTTCCTTGTCGGTCTGTTCGGAAACCAGTTTGTCCGTCCGCTTCCAAATCTCATCGAGGTAGGGGCGGATTTTCTCCCCAAACTCGGAAACCATTCGGTTGCCCCATTCAACGCCCGCCGCCGCGCCTTCCATGACGTGCGAAAATCCGACCATGGCAAGGTCGTCCAGTTGCTCCGGGTCCAAAGGCCCGGAGAACAGTTTACCCATGGCTTGCCGTGCCCGAATCCGTTCCATGGCACCTTGGCGCATCGTTTTCGCCGTGGCGCGCATCCGGTCAACGACTCTTTGAACAATGGGATCGACCTCGGCAGTCTTTGCGATTTCGTTGCCCAGTTTTTCTTTTGCTGTCTCCGCCTTCTTTTCCGCCTCGGAAACTCCGGCGGCAACTCGCTTGGCCTGCGGCACTTTATTTTTAGGAAGTTCCTCGCCTGTGTCCTGACGGTAGGCACGGGAGAGTCCAGTGAAGCTGCCGGTGTCGATGTCCGTTTCACCCTGCTGCGCCTGTCCGGTCTTGCTCCATTCGGTTTGCATGGCCTTGCTCCGCTTGTCCCAACTGGAAAGGGCATCCCGAGCCAGTAGATACTCCGGCGATTCGGTGCCAAACTTTTCTTCGATGCGCCGGGCTGATTGCGCCAGTTGCTCTCCCTTGGCGCGGGCAATGGCCATGTCATCGGATGAAATCTTTTTGCTGCGCTCGAAGTCCTGCATGACCTGTTCGGCGTCCGCGCCCTTGTTCAGCAGTTCGCGGCCATGCTCAACCGATTCCGGGGCGGTGGTTCCTTCGCCTGTGGGCGGCAAGTCGGCCTGCCCAGCCTTGGCGCGTTCCTCGCGCACGCGCTGAGCTACGCCGTAAATGTCGGCCCCGGATCCGGTTTTAACCTCTCCCTCTTTGGCAGCACCCATGCCAACCATTTCGGGGGCGGAGGCTGGTTTCAGTTCAGGATAATCGGCCAGCACTTCAGGCGGTACGGGTTTGCCAGCCTTGACCGCATCGGAAACTTCTTTGGCATGAGTTGCATCCGTAGATTGTTTTGATTTTAAATCAGGGAATCCCTGCATCCCGTATTCCCTTTTGACCATCGCTGAATAATCCGCCTTGGTCATCTGCCACGGTTCTTTTACAGGCTCGGAAGGTGGTTCGTTCTTGTCAGAAATACTGGGTACTTTTTCTGACACGTTTGCCTTCAACTCATTCAGCTTTTCACTGTGCAACGCGGTTCCCTCCGGCAATCCAAGTGCCTGACCTGCCTGCAATCGGTCGAGGACGTTGCCCGCCTTGTCGGTGAACACATGCTTTGAATCGTCGGCAAAGGCTTGAACCACGGCGTCACCATTCTCGTCGCCAAGATGGTTCTGCATGATTTCCTCATGCGATACGCCTCCGGTGACCGGCTTGCCATCGACGAGCAGGGCTGGTTTGATGTCCTGCGGAGAAACGGGTTCCGGCTTGGGAGGCTCTGCCGGAGCTGGTGCATTCGCCGCTTCTCTTTCAGCCTTCGCCTTGTCCTCAATTTCTTTTACCGCCGCATCTTTGTTCTGCTGAAGTAATCTTTCGGCTTGTTTATCCAAAGCCAAAACTCGCGGGTCGTTTTGAGAAGCACCCGCTATGACCAATTTATTCCTTTCTCCCATTACGGCAGCAATATCGGCATTCGCCCCGACATTTGGAACGAGAGCCGCCTTCAACGCCTCGGCGGTCTGTGGCGCGACGGCTGTCAATGGGGACAGGACAATGGCTTGAGCGACATCCTTTGCAGCACCACGCAAAGCCCGCTCTATTTGATACCGTTCAGCCCGTGTTTCTGGATGAGCACCCTTGGGCATGTCGAGCACTTCGCCGGTCGCCAGCGGGCCTTGCATCTGCGGCTTCTCCGGCATCATCCCGGCACTTCCGGCAATGACCATCCCGGTTTGAAGTACGTCGCCGATGGCGGTTTTTTGTGCGGCGGAATAATCTCCTCGCTTCAATTCATCGTGAATCTGGCGAACGATTGCAGGTTGTTCGGCAAGCGTGCGAGTGGCGAAATACACCATCAAAAGTTTGCCCATCGTTTCGGGTAATCCCAACGGCAAAAGCATCGCCGCCGAGTTGACAACAACAACCGGGGAAGGGCTGCTTTTTTCCCTCATGCCGGGGAACACCTTTTCAAGCCGCGTCTGGGCCGCAAACTTGAATCCTTCCCATGCGCTCATCGGGCCGATTGTTTCGCCAGGGGGTTTTAGTGTCTGCGATTCGACTTCTGGCGGAATGAAGCCAACTCCCGGAACAGCGGCAAACTTCGGCGTGGAATCGGTTTTGTCGGGCGGAATGTTCATCTTCGCGCCCTTGGCGAAAAGATACTCCTTGTTGAATTCGTCGTCTTTCTGGCGATAGACGGGGTACTTGTCTCCCAACGCCTCGGCTAATTGATCGTCGGGGACGTTAGCATAGGCGGGGTACTTCGCCTTGACCGCTGTGAGGGTGTCGCTCATTCATTTCAAAATCCCAAGCGGGTCAGCTGGGTCAACTGTACCCGAAGCATCCGGCCCGGTTTTCTTGACCGTCACGGTTTTCTTTTTATACGGGTCAACCGGGTCGGTGGTCGTGGTGGACTCAGTGGTGGCGGTGGAAGGAACCTGTGCCGCAAACATGGACAGCTTCCTCATCCGCGCCTCGTTCTGCTGCATCCGAACCGTCAAGGCAGATGCCCGAGTCGGGTCGGTTTCAACGGACAACTCCTGCTGGGCTGAATTCCAATCGCTCTGAAGCTGTTCAAATTCATACTGTTTTCCGGCCTTTGCCGCCCGTTCGTGCATTGCGGCAATATCCCCCATGGCCTGAATGCGCTTGGCATCGGTCTGGGCCTTGATATTAGCAATCTTCACCTTATTATCAGCATCAGTCAATTTGGCATCAACCGCCGCTTTCTGGGTTACGCGCATCCAAGCCGTCTGCTGCGCCTTTTCAACCATCTGCGCGGCAGCTTGGCTACTTCCTGTAAACGGAGTCGAAATCATCTTATTCGGGTCGCCTCCGGTCGCCCGCATCCACTCGGGGAATTCCTTGGCGCCCTGACGCTGATCCTCAATCTGCATGTTCTGCATGTCCAGTTGGGCCTTTTGGGATTCGACGGAAAGCAAAGCGGACTTTTGCTTCACGTCAAACATTGAATCCTGCTGCCGGCCAAGGACATCGTGGAAGGCGTCGAAAAAGTTGGTTCCTCCGTGAAGCGACTGGGTTGCTGCTGCCGCCACTGAGCCGATAAGCTGCCCCCATTGCCCGTGCTCGCTCTGGTCGATGGCGCGTTTCTGCAACCAAGCCGGGGGTTGCTCTGACCATATTGAAGTATCAGCCATAATCAAAAGAAAGCCGTTCCAAGCATACTCTTGGCCTCACCGGAATTCCAAGAGTTTTGGGCACTCGTCCCGCTGCTTTCACCAGACATCGAAAAATTGGAACTTGGGACCGCGCCGGGGCTTCCGGTGCCGCCCTTGGTGCTGAAGTTTCCACCGCCGCCAAGGTAGGCTGACATCAGCGACATCACCTCGCTGTTGATGCCTCCCAGCACGGGGTCGGGCATGGCGTTGACCTGATTCTGCATCCACTTCTGCGCCACCGCCTGTTCCTGATTCTGCATCGTGGCCGCAAACTCCTGCGCCGGAGTGATAAACATGGACGAAATGTTGAACATTCCGGGGGCGAAAAGCTGGTCAATCGTACTCGTCCACTTTTCAAAGGATGACGTGCCGGACCTCGTAAGATCGAGCGAGGTCAAACCAAGGTCGCGGGCGGTCATGTTTCCAGCCAGCCCCGAACCGCCAAAGCCGCCAGTCAAGGCACGGGCCGCATCGCTGGACTGAATGGCGTTGGAAACGTCGGTGGGAATCTGGCCTTTCACTTCCGAGGATATGTTTCCGATGATGTCCTTCGACAGGGATGCCCATCCAGGAATGATGTTTTCCAGCATCTTGGAAATCTGGTCCTGACTGTAAGAATTGAATCCCGTGGCCAGCTTTTCAATGCCAGGAAGCGCGGCCTGATTTGCCTGTGTTGCCTGCTGCTGTTGCTGGTCGAGGCTGATGTTGTCCCACTTCGGGACTTGCGGTGTTCCACCAAAAATAGCGTTTAAGAATCCCATAAAATCACATGAATGTTGGTATAGGGTCGCCGCCGGGACAAAGCGAGCCTTGAATGTTCATTCCAATTCGCCGGCCACTGCCCAAATACATATCCAACTCATCGTCCATTTCCTTGAGCGCCTTGGTTTCAAATCCAATCGCTTCACCGAGATCCGCCTGACTGACGGCATCTTCCTCCTTCTGCACCGCCTGCGCCATGAACTTCAATGCCGGGATGTTTCCAATGATGAGATAATCCGTGGGCAGCGAAACGGGAATGAACGCCTTCTTTCCAATCACCTCGACAAGCGAAGGATTGCAGGTTGTCCCCGGACCGGGAATTTCACCCGTCGTCCACGCCTGCGCTGCGTTGGCGGGAGGGGTGCAACCGCTTTGCGGGCATCCGATGGAAGGAAACAGCCATCGCCCATACGAGGGATTCATTTCAAACCATTGATACCAACCCGTCAAAGTCTGAACGCTGGTAACGGTGTCCAGTTCGTAAAGCCACACCTGACCGCTGCGCTGAACGGAAAATCGGACATCGGTTATCCGGCTGAAAGTGTTCACCGAAGTCGATCCCGGCGTCTGCGCCAAGGCAATGACTTCGCCGTCAATGTAGCTGCCGCCAACAAGGGTTCGAATCCAGTTTCCATTGGCATCGTACCCCAAAACCGTCACCTTGATTGCCGCCGTAACGTCGGCCAGAAGGTCGCAGATGACGACAACCTTCTTTGCATTGCTGTTGGGGGTCAATTCTCGAAACGTCGGAAAGTTCCCCCTGAAATCCGCCTCGGGGATGCCATAGGCTCCCGTCGCACCGCCAAGGCTGGTTCCACCGGCAGTTCCAACAGTGCTTGGGGCGCGTGTCCCAAATCCGTTGTCGAGGAATTCAAACCACATATCATGCGAAGGCACGGGGACATGATTGATGGCGACGGATTCAATGGTGGCCAGCTGTGGCGGAAGGGCAATCGTGGAGTCGTAGGCCGCAATGCGATACTTCGCATAAGAATCCCACCAAAGACCTTTGCTCAAAAGCCGTTGTTGCGCCTCATTGATGATTGCCGCAACCCGGCTATCAGTGTCGGTTGAGCAGGAGCCGATTGCCGCCGGAATCCGGCTGTTCAGAACGTCCTGAAGGGTGATGCGAGGCATATTATCAAGTCACGGCGTAAAAAAGTCTGCTGGTGCGCTGGATGAGATAACCAACAACGTATGGCGGCATGGTGTTGTGGGGCACTACCGTCTGCGGATTGTTGGGCAAATCAGTTTGCAGCGTCGATGCGCCGAACACGGAATAGTCCGCCTGGGCTGATGGCGTGGAGTCACCAGAACCGCCAATGGCGTAACCTGGGATCGAGGTTGGCGTTCCTCCGGTCGGCAGCGCAATCTGGTGATAATTGGAATTCGCCCGCGCAACCGCGTGCTGATGGCGCGGATCAATGCCCGCCTCGGCCGGCGTGAGCAGGTGGGACTCCTCGCCTCCGGTGTTTCCAAGTTGAAGCACCGCGCCGCTAGGAAGCGTTCCGGCAGTGACGGCAAACTGGGCAGCGATGACGTTGCCATTTGAATCCTTGGCCTGCTGCCACATTGGACCAGATTGAGAGCCGGCGGAATTCGCATCACCGCCGTCGAAAGACTGGAAATTGGGCAGTGGCCCAAACCACCAGACCGTTTCCCCTGGCACCAATGGATGCGCCGAAAGCCATGCGCCCTGACCGTAAAGGTAGGTGCGTAGAAACCGCCCAAGGCTGTCAATCTGAAACCAGATTTCCGTCGTGGTGGAAGGCTTGGTCGCGCTGATGGTGATGCCGCCCGTGCTGGATGGGAGCGTTACGGTCTGGACGGCGCTGAATCCATCAACCATCTCCTGGTAGGTGGTGGGGCAGAATCCGCCGGGAAGCGTGCCTGAGTTCACTGGTATGTCGCTCATAAATCAGGGTCCGTAGCTTGAATATCCGAAATAAGCCGGCAAACATCCAGTCAGGGTTTTGCAGGCGGTCGATGGCGGGCAGCTTCCCTCCATCTGCTGCTGTTCCTCAAGGGCGTGGAGTTTGAACTTTCGGATTCGGCAATACCCGGTTATTTCCATGCGAAACTGGAATTCAAAGCCGCGGTTCATTGGTTTGCCGGTTATGTTGTTGCACGTCTCGGGGGGTCGCGGAAGGGTGATTCGGGCGCCGTACTGTTTGCGTTCTTCCGCCCACATGACGCAGGTGCCGGCGTCATCACTCGTAAACGTACACTGCGAGACATTAGCACAGATGGTCAAAGTTGTCCAAGCTGTCCAGAGCGGGTACTGGTCGGGACGGAAATAAATCTTGATGACTACGGCGTCCACGATGTCGTCCAGATACAACTCTCCCATGATTAGCTTCTTCAACTGCTCCGGGTCGCCAAACGACATTGCGCGGCTGTCGAGCCAGCTTTCAATCGGAATGCGATTTAGAGTAAGGCTGGAAGAATTGTAAATCGACGAGGTGATAAGAGAGTTAAAATTCCCAGTAAGGAGGGTGCCTACAAAGACCGCCGGAGTCGTGAACTTGGTTATCATCCCTATCCCGGGATTGGCAATGTACGCAGGGTTTCCGCCTACATTCGTAAGCGATTTATCATTTACTCCCCACGAAATCGAATAAGTGGTGGAAGGGGAAAGTAAACTTTCTATGTTAAAAGTTGCTCCAAAGTAATGGGTTCCTGCTGGAATCAGGTTGGTAGTGGACACCAGCGATTTGGTTTCATCATAAAATGAATCATCCACCTCCGGCTGCAATTCCCAAAGGTCAATGCCATTGGTGTCATTAAGCACGAACGCATAACAGTGTTTCGTGCCGTTGAGCATCCCGGTGACAATCTGGAAGATGTTCAACCCGGTCCAAAGCCCCTCCCAAATCGGAGCAGAATCCTTGTTGATGCTGGAAATCGAGTCCTGATTAATGACAGCCAGACCCCGATGCGCCACGCCGTACTTCGTCCGGTAAGGACTGCAAGTGCAAAATATCCGATTGTCAAAACTCTCAACCGTTGCGTAGAAAAGCAGGCTTTGGGTATCATTGTCGAAAACCGGGGACATTTCAATGCTGTTGGGCGTATTGGATCGGTTCGTCTGAAAATCCCGCCGGGATGCCACCAATGAGCGAAGCCCGTCGAGCGCACGAAACCAGCAATCACTGTTGATGGGAGTCATTGATCGAGGTCCAGTCGGTCCCGCCCCCTGCACGGCAACCGATTGGATTGGAAAGGTGAGATTCTGCCACGTCGTGCGGTCAACCGGAGCCTGCACGCTGAAAATACTGTCCACCGTTCCGACCAAAACCGGGCCGATGCCAAGCGACGTGTCTAGTTGGGACAACACCGACATGGCGGTGATCGGCCCCAGGTTGGCCGGCGTGGTGAACGCGCCTCCGCCATTGAGCATATCATTCTCCGTCATGTAAAGGATGGCGTCGATGTAGATGTTGGCCGAGGTGCCGGATGGATCTCCAACCAAATCGCTGGCGATGAAGCGATGGCCGTTGACCTGCGCCAGCCAGTTCCTCCCCCACGCATAGCATCCGACGTAGGAGCTTTGAAGCTGGTCGTTGGCCTGGCTCATCGGGCGCGTATTCGACCCGTCGAAATAAAGCGTGTTCTGATTCTTGCAGACGATGATCACATACCTTTCAGCCTGCCACATATAAACGAAGTCGGCGGTCGGCGGATTGGTGGCATAGGACACAATCTGGTTTCCAAGCGTGTCCAAAATCTGAGAACCGAGGACAACATGCGCCACACCCCCAGTATAAGTTGCCACGACCTGATTCAGTCCTGTCAAAACCGATGTAACGGTGAAATTATCCCCTCCGGTGATGAATGTCTGGGCGACGGTGAATCCGGTATCGCTGGTGATGGGAATGGTGACAACGGATGAAACGGCCGGGACGGTGAATGGATTTGTCGTCAACTCCGGCGTGGTTACGGTCGATTGCGCGCCGTAAATGACAGTCGTGATTGGAACGGTTCCACCCACCGCAACCGAAGAACCTCCATTATACACGCAATCCAGAGAAACAGCGTTTACGGTAGTAATCGTGTACGTTCCCTTGGAAATAAGAATAACATCGGCCGGGTTGAAGTCTGTGGTGGGACCGCTTGGATAAATCGTCACCGTTGCTCCAATCACCGGGACCACAAATGCGGGCAAGGTTGGATTGGGCGCGTCGACCACCGTTTCTGTTGCAATCTGCGCGCCCAAGATAACCGTGCCCGCATTTATTGAACCGCTGGAAGCTCCTCCGTTGTAGGTGGCAGTCAGGACATTCAAGGCAATTCCAGTGATGGTGTAGCTGCCGTCATTTATCAGCAAATCCTGGGCTACGGTAAACGAACTTCCATTGGTCACAGTCAGGCTCATGGAAGCTCCGATAACCGGAATGTTCACCGTCACCGTCACCTTTTCATTGAGCGTCACGAAAAGCTGGGCGTAAATCACTTCACCGGCCGCAACCGTCTGCGGTCCGGCATTCCCTTCATAAGTGCAATCAATGGAGCCGATCCCAAGGGCTGTCACCTTGTATTCACCCCCCGCTATGGCGATGTAATCATTGACAGTGAAATCACTTGATGGTCCTGTGATTGGAATGGTCACGGTCGCCCCAAGTGCGGGGACTGTAAATCCCCCAGTGTTCACCGTTTCAGATGCCACTTGGGTGCTATAAACCCGTGAAGCAGTCGGAATCGAATAATCTGTATTCAGCGCCCCGCCGCTATAAGTCACGGTCAACTCATCCGCCCCAATCGCGGTAATCGTGTAGGTGCCGCCGTCAATCACCAGCACTTGGCTGATGGAAAAACTGGTGCTGTCAGTGACATCAATCACTAGTGATTCGCCGCCGGCCGGAACTGTGAATTGAATCGTCACCAAGTCGGGGAGAGCCGGGGTGATTTCCTGCACCAGAAAATTCTGGTAGATGAAGATGCGGAAAAGGTGACCACCGATGGACACGATTATGCTGTTCAACGTCGGGTCCTCCAAAGACTGGTAGAAGCACGCCCCCTGGAACATTCCGCTGTAATTGGCCTTGGTGATGGTGTCGGGGAAGGTGAGCAGCTGCTTGATGTAAGGCGGGCGGGTGCTGGCAAAGTCCGAACGCAGACTCATGTTACCAAGGAAAGCAACCTGATTGGTGGCGAGAAGCGTTGGATCACTGTTGGCATCGACGCCACCATTCAAGGCTCGAAATCCGTCAAACACTCTTTTGGGGTCTTGATTTGTGGGCACTTGATAAAAACGTAATTCCAGTTAATCTTATACGCGAAACGGTAAAAAGCAATGGCCAGTCGAAAATCATCCCCATCCCGACCTGCGCCGGAATTTTCCGCACCCATCAACACCTACGGTTTCAAACTTGTCCACGGCATCAGCCAGGTGCGTTACGATATGGCGGCTTTTGCCCGGCGCAAGCCGATAACCAGCGGAGCACCACCACGGATGCGCCTGTTCAAAAAATACACCGACATCCTGCTGCCGGGACATTTCGAGTGGCATGACTGGACGGAGCGTTTTCTGAGGCCGGTCATGACGGATGATCCGAAGCAATCCATTCTGGTCGGATATGCAGGCTGTTCTAACAGCGCCAAAAGCTATAACGCCGCGTCCTTCGCGTGCGCGTGGTGGCTGGCCGCTCCTGAAATCAGTTCCGTCACCTTTGTTTCGACCACCATGAAAGCCCTGCGCCGTCGCGGTTGGTCCGAGGTGCAAAAGGTTTACTCCGGCATGGCCGGCGAGAGATTCGGAAACTTCGTGGACAGCCGGATGGTCTGGCAGGCACAGCGCGGCGACGACAAACACGCCATCATCGGCAAGGCGGTCGAGGAAGGATCAACTCAAAAGGTGGCCGATGACATCAAGGGAGTTCACACCCAGCGCCAAATGTTCGTCATTGATGAGGCGACGAGCATTCCCGAAGCGATTTATGCGGCGTGCAATAACATGTACACCTATCCCGACGAGTTCATCATGATGGTGCTCGGGAATCCATATTCACGCCTTGACCAGCATGGTTTGTTCTGCGAACCGGAAAAGGGATGGAATTCCGTCACAGTAGATACCGGGGAATGGGATGCGAAGCCATTTGAGCCATGCGGAGGCATCCAACCGCACGTCATCACCTTCGATGCTGAGAAGTCCCCCAACATCACCGAAGGGAAGCTCGTTTCCAGGCACCTTCCCAAAAAGGAGGAGGTCGAGGCGGGTTACAAGGCCAGCGGAAATGGCCAGACATCGCTCTGGTGGTCGAACAAGCGCGGATTCTGGCCTCCTGAAGGTCTGGTCAAGACGGTTTTCACAGAATCCATGCTGCTCAAGCACGGAGGTTCGGACAAGCACACTTTCCAGAATGGAGCGTATTCCATCATCACTGCCCTCGACCAAGCCTACGGCGGCGGGGACAATCCGTGCCTTCGTCGCGGCAAGATGGGTCTGATTGGCCCCGGCATCTACGGCATCGAGGCTCTGCCGCCAATAATGCTGACCATCAAGGCCAACGATAAAACGAATCCAGCCCGCTACCAGTTGGCCAGCCAGTTACGCGCCTTGTGTGAGCGGGTCGAAATCGACGGCCATCAGACATCCTGCCCGCCCGAAGCAGTTGGCGTGGACGATACCGGCGACGGCGGGTTGGGCGACATCCTTTACCGGGAATGGTCGCATCATATCCAGCGCATCCAGTTCAACGGCGGGGCATCAAAGGATATGGTCAGTCTGGAAGATCCCCGTCCAGCCAATGAATTCTGCCGCAACAAACGAACGGAAATGTTCCTGTACGCCCGCGCCGCCCTGCAATGCGGCCAGCTGAAGGGCATTGACGCGGAGACGGCGAAGGAAATGTGCTCGCTGGAAGTGGACGACTCCAAGCCCCGAGTCGTCATCCAGAGCAAGGAGGATTATCGCTCCAACCACGGCGGGAAGTCGCCCGACCGTGCGGACTCACTGGTGATGCTGCTGGAAGTGGCAAGGCGGAAAGGCTTTCAACTGACCGCCGTTGGTCAAACCGCCGTTGTAGCCGAAGATTGGAACACCGAGGTCAAAAAGTCTCAGGAAATTTATCACGAAGAAAACCTTTACCAGCCCGAGGAAATGGAAGAAAGCGTGGAGACGTTCATGTAACTTATGGAACGAACACCAATCAAATCCAGTCACATCAAAAGCATGGCGCACGATGCCGCCACCAACAGCTTGGAGGTTGAATTCCAAAACGGGAAGGTCTATACCTATCCCAACGTGAACAAGTCCGCGTATCTTCAAATCCTCGCCGCCCCATCCGCCGGAGAAGCCTTTCACCGCATCATCCGCCCGTTTGACAAAAAGTGAAGCGCGCCATCCCGAACCAAAACCCCCAGTCGGGCACCTACATGATTGTTGACCGGCTGACAAAGGTAAGGGTATCGGCCAGCACGTTCGATCAACTGGTTCAGAATGTCGGCCGCGTGCGAGTCGCCATCGGCGCCGTGTCCGGCCTCGACCTGCGCACTGAGATTGAAAACTGGGTCTGCGAGGAGCACCCCGAGGACTGCACCGGAGTTGACATGACGGTACCTCGCAAGCGCAACCTGATGCTCAGCGACGTGCTTCACGGCACGCGGGTCATCCTTGATTTGAAGATGAAGGGCGGGAAACTGGTGGACAAGGCGGAATCGGAGCGGCGCGGAGAGATTTGCAAGAACTGTGCTTTCAACCAGAGATATTCCAAGCCCTGCACGGGATGGTGTAATGAAATGGTGACGCTAGTTCACGAAATCATCGGCCATCAGGGGTTGCCGGTGGACGCCTTCCTGCACGCCTGCTCCATCTGCGCCTGTCAGAATTCCGCCCAGATTTGGGTTCCGCTGGAATCCCTTGACGTTGGATTGACCGACGATATGCGGGCGCAATTCAAGGGGGTAAAAGTCACGATGCCTGATGGCCAGACCGTCTCATGCTGGAAACAAACCAAGAATGTGATACCATGAAGGAAAGATTATGCTTTTTGCCCAAGGTTCCCTAGCGACACTGGACACCGAAACCCTCAAGCCGCCCGTTTCAAGGATGAAGGATGCCGTGGCGGTTCAATCCTACTCCCGTCGCCTCATCGACAACGACGCCAAGCGGTCATACAAGCGGGCTAGGTTGAATGGATTGGTGGACGGTCAGCCGCCTTACAAGTCCAGCAAACTTCGAGAGAACGGGCGGGCAGATGCGTGCAACGTCAACTGGGGTCGCGCCCGATCCTACATGGAATCCGGTGTCGGTTCTTTCTACGACTTATTTTCCGAAGCTCCTGGATACCTGACCATTCTTACCGCCTACGGAACTGACGAGCAAAAGGAAACATGGTCGAACATCATTTCCGAGGAAGCCGACCGCGCCCTGAAGGAAGCCCCGGTCTGGGATTACGAAATGTCCATTTCCCTCGACTCCCTAGTGCTTCACGGCGTCGGGCCGCTGATGTTTGAGGACGCCTACCGCTGCCTGCCCAAGGCGTTTCTGTGCGGGGATTTGAAGGTGCCTGAGTTCACCAAGTCCGACACTTATTACTGGGAATCCGCGATGGTGCAGGCGACGTATTATCCCGTCGAACTGTACGAATTCATCAAAGATCCAGAATACGCCAAGCTGGTTGGCTGGGATGTGGAGTTCACGCGCAAGGTGATTGCCCACGCCACCGGACTTCGGACGCAATCCGGCGCGCTCTGCGAATGGGAGTTCTACGAGCAGGAGTTGAAGAATAATTCCCTGTCGTACTACGACGAGACGCGCATCTGCTGGCTGGCCCATGTATTCTGGAAGGAATTTGACGGGCGCATCACGCACGCCATTGTCCAACGGGATGATTCGGAAGGCGTCGAAGTGCAATTCCTATACCTGAACATCGGACGCTATTCCAAGTTCTGCAACGTCATCCATCCCATGTATTTCGACCACGGCAACGGCGGGTATCATCATTCCGTCACCGGCCTTGGCGTCAAGATGTACGGGTCGATGGAGTACGAAAACCGCCTGATTTGCAACCTTGGAGACAAGGCGTTCAGCCCCAAGATGCTGTTCAAACCGACCACGGCGGATGCCACCCAAAAGCTGCAACTGGCAAGGTTTGGTGAATACGGCGTGCTTCCCCGAGGCACCGAAGCCGTTCAGACTCCGGTTGCCGGCGTGATGACTGAATCCCTCGAAATGTACGGTCTGGTCATGGATTTGAATTCTGATGTTCTAGGGAACTATCGTCAGGTCGCATCGGCGTCGAATACCTCCGGCAATCCGGCGACGAAGTACCAGAAGATGATGGAAGCCTCGATGCAGTCTGGCTTGAGCAAGACCCAGTTCAACCGCTTTTACACCCAGCTCGACCAGCTTTACGTCGAAATCTGTCGCCGGCTGACCAAGCTCAATTCCATCTGCCCCATAGCCAAGGCGTTTCAGGAACGCTGTCTCAAGCGCGGAGTACCCAAGGAAGCCATTGGCCGGCTGGAAAAGGTTCAAGCCACACGGGTTGTAGGACAGGGCAACGGTTTCATGCGAAAACAGTCCATCGACGCGGTGTTCCCCGTGGCCGGCGCACTGCCCGAGGAAGGTCGGGCCAACCTCATCCGCGACAAGATAGCCGCCGAAGCCGGTCAAGCCGCCGTATTGCGGTACTACCCGCAAAAGCAACAGCAGGACATGGCGTCGGATCAGGAAGTCGAAGCCCAGGTTCAAGTCGTTCAGATGAAAACCGGGATGCCGACGAAAATATCGTCCAGCCAGAATCCCGTCATTTACGCGCTCGTATTTGTCCAGGCCGCAACCCAGTCGCTTCAAAGCCTTCAGCAGGGTGGAGATCCGCACGAAGTCTTGCGCTTCCTGCAACTATGCGGTCCAGCCATCGCCGCGCATCTCCAACGATTCGCCAAAGACCCGACCCGCGAAAGCATCTATACCGCCCTGTCGCAACATCTGAAAACGATTGCCCAGGCTTCGGACAACCTGAAGCAGCAGCTCGTAAAACAGTCCAAACAGCAGCAAGGCCAGCAGCAGAAACAACAGGCGACGATGACCGACGCTCAACTGAAGCAGGCCAAACTTCAGCATGATATGCAGTTGAAGGACACCAAGACCCAAGCGGCCATGCGTCAGTCGGAGGAAAAGCACCGGCTCAAAATGGTTCAAGCCGCCCAGGATTTGCAGATTGCCGACGCCACCGCCGCGGCTGGCATCCACCGCGATAACATGCGTTCGTTCAGCCAATGAGCAAACTCATTACCATTGAAACCATTCCGCACAATCGTCAGTTGTACAGTACATCTGGCGATTATTGTCGGGATGAATCCGGCGACCTTCACATTTTCGTTTCAGACACCGGCAATGAACTTTACAACGCCCTGATTGGATTGCATGAACTGGTTGAGGTTCTGGCGATGGAGAAACGCGGAATCCCGCTGCAAGCCTCTACCGACTTCGATTTGGATTATGAAAAAGAACGCACGGAAGGAAAACATCAGGCCGCTGACGAGCCGGGAGATGACCCGCGTTCGCCATACCGAAAAGAGCACCGGCTGGCTTCAATCGTTGAGGAACTGGTGGCACACGATCTGGAAGTAGATTGGGACGATTACGGAGCCAAGGTCGATGCCCTATGAGCCGCTTCCTCGAATCCGACGAGTTCAATCCGGCCAACATGGTGCCAACCGGATTCGGATTCTGTCTGAAGCTCAACCGGATGCCGTCGCGCCATGATGTGCGATGGCTCAAAATGCCGGAGGGCCATATTTACGATTTTGACGGCGACGGATGGTATCGGGTTGACCCGCCCGAGATGAAGGTTCTTGAAAAGGGAGATTTGAAACATGGATAAACTCCCATGGCATCAAAAACAGAGAGAGTGGATTTTTGAAAAGTCCAAAATTGTGGTTTTCAGACAAATAACCAACATGGAAGGGGCGGACGAAATTGGACAGCGAATGAATTGCGACTCATGGACGGTTTCTGAAAACCAAAAAGCATTGGGCTGGACCTAAAATGGACGATATTTCAAAACTGACCTGCTGCGTTTATGACTACGGAAACTCAATCGCTCTGGCCGAGCGGCTTTCCCGCGAGTTCGGCCGAGTCCTCTACTATGCGCCGTGGGAAACATCAATGCCTGAGTCCATTCGCGTGGCAGTCGGAGATGGAATCGAAAACGTCGAGCGGGTTCTGGATTTCTTCGATCCCGAGGTGCTGCATCATTCTGACCTGTTTATTTTTCCCGACATCTACGACGGCGATCTTCAACTGGACCTGGTTAGCCGAGGCAAGCGAGTCTGGGGCGCCCGTTCCGCCGAGGATTTCGAGTACAAGAGGGAGTTGTTCGCCAAGACCCTCAAGCAGGTTGGACTCCCCGTTGCCCCTTACAAGGTCGTCGTTGGACTCACCGCGCTCAAGCGATACCTCATCGAGCATGACGACCTTTGGATCAAGGTCGAAATGCGCGGAGACGGGGAAACCTGGCACCATCAGGAATGGCTCACGTCCCGCCGCAAAATCGAGGGCATGGAGTACAAATACGGCCCGATCAAGGAACTGATCCGCTTCACCGTCTGCGAATCCATCGCCACCTCGCAGGAGCTTGCGTATGACGGATTCATGGTCACTTCGCCGGATGGCCGGCCGCAGTTTTCCGATTACGGGTTTCTGGGATACGAGGACAAATCCATGTCCCACATCCTCACCGCTGTTCCCTATGACGAATTCCCTCAAGAAGCCAAGGTGGTAAACGAGAAGTTCGCCCCAAAACTTGCGGAGCGATTCTTTCGGAGCGCATGGGGAACTGAAATCAAAATAGGCGACGATGGCGACAATTACTTCCTCGACGCCACCTGTCGCCAGCCGTCACCTCCCGGCGAAATCATCATGGAGATGGTTTCCAACCTTGGCGCATTCATGTACCACGGCGCGGAGGGAAACCTGATCCCGCTGGAAATCGAGAAGCCGTTTGGAGTTCAGGTGATGCTTTATTCCGCTTGGGCCAAGACCAACTGGCTTACCGTGGACGTGCCGGACGAAATCAAGCGGTGGGTGAAGCTCTACAACTACTGCCAATGCGACGGCGCGTATCAGGTGATACCGGAAGCTGTCAGCCAGCCGGATTCAATCGGCAATGAGCAGGTAGGTGCTGTGGTCGGCCTTGGGGACTCCATCGAGGAAGCCATTGAAGCCGTAAAAGAGCATTGCGAGCAGTTGAACGGTTTTGATACAACGGCGCAGATTGAATCCCTGATGGAAGGGCTGCGGCGCATCAAGGAAGGCGAAAAGCAGGGCATCCCGTTTGCCGAGGATGTGCCCGAGCCGGAAACGGTGATGGAATGATTATTCATGGAACACCAGGACGCACGCGCATCGTGCCCGTTGACCCGAATAACATCCGGGTGGACATCGACCCCGACTTCATGCCGACTCCCGCGCCGTCACCAACTCCGACGCCAACACCGACACCCACGCCTGCGCCATCGCCCAACAGTCCGATTGACGCCCGCTTTGGAGATTACGCAGCAGGAACGCCCACATGGATACCGAACAATGGCATCATCGGAATAGCCATTGACACCAGCAATAGCCGCATCTGGTGGTATTTCAACGGCGTCTGGCAGTAGAATTTATGAGTGAACAAAACGGATTCGGACAACCAACCTACGCCGGCCCGCAGGAGGCATTTCTAGCCAGCACGCTGGCTAATGCGGGAGTGCCGTGGCCGCGCAAACCGCTGTCTGGCAAGCCCCAACTGACCAAAGGGAAGGGCGGAAAAAGCAAGGGCGGGAAGTCGCATTCCATGCGGCTGCGAAAATCTTACTAAAAACTGCTTGACAGTTTGCTTGGCAGTGTGCGAAGGTTCGCGCAAATGGCACAAACCCGAAAACTTCGTGATGGCTCCATCGGAGTCGCAAGCACCATCTACGTTCCCAAGCCTACCGACGCCAAGGCCAATGCCGCCGCGAAGAAGCGCAAGGTGAGCAAGAGCAAGGTTTTTGTCGAGGCCATCCAGAAGGAGTATCCGGCATGAACCAGCACCTCACGATTGCTTATTGCACGTCGCGCAAAGACTCGAAGATTGGCTGGTTTTTCGACTCCCTGAAAAGCCAGATTCAGAACGGTGATCGAATCACTGTGGTAGTGGTGGACATCAATTTCGATGAATACACGTTTCCCTACGCGATGGGAGAGTCAATTCTTGGCGTGAAAACCGTTCCACCAAAGCCTTGTGTCTGGCAGGGAAAGCATCGTCTCACGAATGAAAACTGGTTCGCCGCCGCCAACTCTCGCAACACCGCGCTGTGCCTTGCACCTGACGGCTACATCGCCTACGTTGACGATCTCAGCGTCCTGCTTCCAGGCTGGCTTGATCGCGTGCGTGCTGCCATGGCCGGCAATTACATCGCCTGTGGCACCTACCGGAAGGTGAAGGATTTGGTGGTGGAGAACGGCGAAGTGAAGTCGTTCACCGAATATCCCGGAGGCATGGATTCGCGCTGGCGGTTTGCCTCATCCGACCTGCATCCCTGCGAAGGCGGCTGGCTGTTCGGCTGTTCTTGCGCGATGCCGGTTGAAGCATTGCTGACCATCGGCGGCTGGACGGAGTTTGCGGACGGTCTGGGCAGCGAGGACTACCTGACGGGATTGACCATGCAAAATGCCGGGTACAAGTTCTTCTACGACAAAAAGATGATGACCTACGAATCTGAGGAACTGCACTTCGTCGATGCGCCGATGAAAAAGACGGACAAGGGCAAATCCCCGGACGACAAATCGCACCGCGCCTTGAACATCGTTTTGAGCGGGCAAAGCTACTTCGACAACTATTATGATGGCGGGATGCGGGCGCTGCGGGCGAAGGTGCTGGCCGGCGAGCCTTTTCCGGTTCTTAACAATCCCCAGCATGATTGGTTCGACTCTCAACCGATTTCGGAAATGTGATGAAACAACTATTTGCTGACATCGAGGCGGATTTGGCCATTCACAAGGATGGCTGGTGTACGCTTGAAAAGGCGAACACGCTGGCCGGTCTGATTATCGGTATGCGTCCGGCGCTGGTCATTGAAATCGGAGTCTGGGCAGGCCGCTCGCTCATGCCGATGGCCATGGCTTTGAAGGCGGTTGGGCACGGTAAAATCATCGGCATCGACCCGTGGCGCCAGGATGCTTCAGCGGAGGGGCAGACCGGGGATTCGTTTGAATGGTGGGCCAAGGTTGACCATGAACGGGTGTTTGGGGATTTGAACAACTGGATTGCCGCGCGCGGCGTCGGGCCATTCGCGGAAATCCACCGCTGCCGAAGCGATGAATTCAATCACGTCGAAGTCGTTGAAAAGCACGGCATGATCGACCTGCTGCACATTGACGGAAACCATGGGGAACCTGCATCAGTGTACGACGTGACGCACTACGCGACAAACGTGCGGGTAGGTGGCTTCCTGTACTTTGACGACATCGAATGGGCGAAGAAAGCCTCGTCCATGCTGCCGGGGATGGGTTTTCAAAAGCTGTTCATCATCGACGGTGGAGTGTTGTGCCAGAGATTGAATTATGAAATCACGACAAAACTTTGAAGGCCGTCTGAGCGCCGAGGTTCAGGAGCGCATCAAAACATCGACCAACCCTCAAGAGGAAGCCTTGTGGATGATCGACCTGTTCCTGTCGGCGGGATTCTTTTGCGCCGGGGTCATCGAGCGAGGCTCAAGCACCGAACGTCAGATAAACTGCCTGTTCACCCGCGCCCAGCGTGTGCGTGAGGAAATCGAGCGCGGGAAACGTGCCGGCGTCCGTTCCGGCAATGGTGGGAAGCCTTTGCATGGTATTGATGGGAACCCGCTGATATTGCCGCCGTAACGCCAAGGTGAGCAGCGGCGATTAACCCAAGCAACCCTATGCCAAAGACAACTCACGAAAACCCGAACCTCCCATCTGCTCGACCGCTTGGTTCGGCATTCCTGACGGAGCGCGAAAGGCAAGTAGTCAAGCGACTCTCTGAGGGAGCGACCGTCAAAGAAATCGCCATCGAGCTGAAGCTGTCAGCGAAAACCGTGGAACACCACAGCATGAATGCACGCCTCAAGATAGGGAACCCATCCGTGGCAGTTCTGACGCGGTTTGCAATCATAAACGGTATCAGTGAACTACTGCCCAACGAAAAAGCTGATGCAGGCGGCGCATGAAGGCTCACGATTGCAACCTGGATGCGCCCGGCTGTCTAACAACGCATTATGCAAAACACATGAGATTCTGAAATGAGCGATACCCGCGTTTATCCATCCATCACACAGCAAACCGCATGGCCCTGCCGTTTCTTCAACTTCGGCAAGCTGCAATCCCCGACCGTGTGCTATTTCAACTGCGGTCTGGCCGAGCGGCCGGACGGTCTTTGGCTGGTCACCCGACGTAGCCGGAATGAAAAGGGCGTCAAAATCGGGTTCAACGACATCATGTGCTTCCTGCTGGATGCGAACCTGAATCCCGTCCATGCGGTGCAGACCAAGTTTCACCATTTCTTCGACCGGGAACACTCTGAAGATCCGCGTGCGATTTTCCACAAGGGCGTCACCTACATTTCCGCCTGCAATTTCGTCGTCATCAACAGTGGTCGCGGCTGGACCGGCGCGCATCAGGTTTTGAACGTCATTGGCCGGATGGAGAGTCGCAACACCTGGATTTCCAACGAGCGCATCGACCCGGTCTACGGCAACAACGGAAACACCATCGGCAAGGACATCGGGGCGGAGAAAAACTGGCTCTGGTTCTTTCATCAAGACCAGTTGCACATGGTTTACTCCACTGACCCGCACATTGTCTGCCGGTTCTCGCCCGCCGGGGTGTTTGAACACGAATACAAGACGCCGACTGACAAGCCGCTGGACTGGAAGTATGGCACCATCCGGGGCGGCACCCCGCCGGTCCTGACCAAGGATGGTGACGAATATGTTTCCTTCTTCCATTCCTCGCTACCGGATGCCACCTACCATCGGCGGTATTACATGGGGGCGTATGCGTTTGAATCCCAGCCGCCATTCCGAATCACGCGCTACACGCCTGACCCGCTGTTGGCTGGTTCTCCACAGGACATCTGGTTCAAAAGCAAGCCGCTGGTGGTGTTCCCGTGCGGTAGCCGGCTGAAGGATGAAAAGTGGCTGGTGACGATGGGGATAAATGATCTGGCGTCGGCGTGGATTGAGATTCCGCATGATGACCTGCAAAAGCGGATGGTGGATGTTTACACCCCTCCGAACAAAAAGAGTTTTTTTTTCGATGGAAACGGCGGATCGCAAATGTCACCCTTGCCGTCATTGATGACCGAAAACCCGCATTGGCGAAGCGTGCGGTCAAAATATCGACGGCCAACGCAAGATTCCCCGCTGTCTGCCTGATAACCAAGGAACGGATTGTATCGCTGGAAAACTACTCCCGCTTCATCATCAAGGAACTGCTGGCGCACGTCCAAACCACGCACGTCCAAACCACGCATGTCCTGATTGCGCAATGGGATGGGTATGTCCTGAACGATGAGGCATGGCAAAACGAATGGCTGGATTACGATTACATTGGCGCCATCTGGACGGATGGGATTGTTGGCAATGGCGGGTTTTCCCTGCGCTCACGTCGGCTGCTGGAAGCATTGCAGGATGAAAGATTTGAAGGACCGTTTTACCCGGAGGACGAGAAGATTTGCCGTGACTGGCGGCTGACACTGGAAACCGAGTACGGCATGAAGTTCGCTCCGCCGGAAGTCGCATCCGCATTTTCCATAGAAAACGGGCGATACACGGGCCAGTTTGGATTCCATTCGTTCCTGACCAAGCTGCCGGCCAAGTCCGACCGTCCGCTGGTGTTCAAGCATTCAGGGGACGCCGGGGACATCATCTACGGGCTGGCGGCGGTCAAGGCGCTGGGCGGCGGGGTGTTCTACATCGCCCCGAGCCAATGGGAAACCCGAATCAAGCCGACCATCGAAAGCACGCGCAACATCCTGGGATTCATCCAAAAGCAGGACTATATCTGGAATGCCTCGTTTACCGATCATGGTTTGAGCCATGCGGATTACGACATGAACAGCTTCCGTGAGTATTTCGTCAATGGTAACAAGGCCAAGGACGAAAGCCTGTTCAACATGCAACTGCGGGCGTGCAAGACTGATTGTCCGACGAACAAGCCGTGGCTGACGGTGGACTTCCCGGTTCAGGTTCCGGGCCGGCCGATTGTCATTTCCCGGTCGGAACGATACCGGACTGACCGCTTTCAATGGGGTGAACTGGTACAGCGTCACGGTGAGGAAATGATTTTTGTGGGCACCGCGAAGGAGCATGAACAATTCGTGTGCGAGTTTGGTTTCGTTCCACGCATCGAAACCCCGACGTTGCTGGACGTGGCTCGCGTCATTGCCGGCGGGCGGCTGTTCATCGGAAACCAGAGCTGTCCGATGGCCATTGCCTGCGGATTGGGCAAAAACCTGATTCAGGAAGTCTGCGATCTGGACGCCAACTGCATCATCCAGCGTGATAATGCGCTTTACAACCGGGGCGAAAGGGTGAAGATTCCGAAAGGCTGGTTATGAAAAAAGTTCAACTGGGTTGCGGGCCAAACAAACTTGAGGGCTGGGATAACCGTGACATGGAAACGGACATCACCTTGCCACTCCCATTTGCCGATGATTCGGTGGACTTTATGTTTTCCGAGCACGTCATCGAGCACGTCACCCCGCAACAGGGCTGGAAATTCTTTGCTGAGGCCCGGCGGGTGCTGAAAGTTGGCGGCGTCCTGCGGATGGCCTTTCCCGATCCGGTGCGAATCTGCCGGCACTACAACAAGCGGTATCTGGAAGAATTCAATCCGTGGACCAACCGCCCGCCAACCATTGAAGGGTCGCTGGCGTCCATCATCGAGGACTGGGGCCATGTGGCCATCTGGACGGTGGACGCGATGCTGGTGTGCCTGACGGCACGGGGATTCTCCGCCAATGAGGTTTGCCTTGGCGAATCCAATTACCCTGAGCTGGTGGGAGTGGAAAGGCACGGCGCAATAATCAATCAGGTCGAAGCCATGTATATTCAGACCAGCGTGATTGAGGGCGTAAAAACTGCTTGACAGATTATGAAAATAGGGTTTGAGTACATCAATGTTCAATTTGTGGCCAAAGCCAAAGTCCGCCGCCAGTCCCACACCGCCGCCGCAACGAAGGGTTGTGATTGTGGAAACCGAACTCGGTTCATTGACCTTGGATCAATGGCGCGGGGACAAGGGGTTGACCGAGCAGGCGCACGGGGCTTTAACTTCACCACTTTTGCGGCGTATGTTGCAGGTGTTACATAATTCGCATCCGGCGTTTCAGGTGATGACCTCCGGCGATACGAATGCCCGCGCATTGCAGCAGGCGCGGTGCGAAGGCTATACCATGGCCCTTGCGGATTTCGAGTCGATGGGCGGACACAACCCGACGCCGGAGGCATTGGAGTCGGAATTCCTGAATGAGGAAGTTGACCCGAAGCTGGTCGAGGAGTTTTCATCGAAGGGAAGGAAAAGAGCGTGAACGATTAGCTCACAGATGCGCCACCAACCAACATCCGAATTGACCCAGACGCCCGAGGCGCATTCTCCCGAAATCAAATTGCCGAACGTATGAGCCAAGCCGTCCTAAAACGACAAATAACCTGCCTGCGAAAACGCAACGATGCGCTGACGAAGCGCGTCCGCGAGGTGCAATCAGCCGAGCGGCTAATCCGCTGGGCTAAACGCTTCGCAAACAGCGAGGGCGGCTGGAACGAAATGCAACTCAAACGTGCGGCGCGCCAAATGGTGCCGAACAATGATTATCCGACCACCAGTCGTATATTGAAATGACTGAGCCAATCAAACCGAAGAACACCCCGATAACCGGCGCACAGCTTGGTGAAGCCCCGCCGCCGGACGATAACGAGGTGTTCGGCAATCCGCGCTCGTTCCCTTTCCTGTGGAAGCGTGCCGCATCGCCTGCACTCGGACAGCCCGCCATACGACCGCCGACATCCCAATTTCCAGGCCAAATCAAACCGTCAACCGACCCTGAAGGATAATTATGCCCGAAATAGCCATGCCCACCGCTCCCACGCCGCCGGCCAGACAGCACTATTCCCCGCGCTCCGCCGCGGCAGAATTCACCAAGGCGCTCCCGGCGCTCAATGTCGATGCCACTCCGCCCCCGCCCGACCCCGCGCCTCCGGTTGAAAAGCCTGCCGTTGTGCCGCCGGAAACAGCCACGCCGCCAGCGACGGCAGTGCAATCAACTCCGCCAACCCCGGCCCCCGAGGAAAAGATGCCGCGCACGGCAAAGGACTGGGATGCCTTTCGTGCCGCCAACAAAAAGCGCATCGAGGAAAAGGAGTCGGAACTGGCCAAGGTCAACGCACGCATTGCGGAACTGGAAAAGGCTCCCAAGCCCAACGCCACGGGCGATGATCCCCGCGTCGTCGAATTGCAACAGCAGGCGGATGAACTGAGCGAACGCCTGCGGCTGGTGGACATCACCAATCATCCCCGCTTCAAGACGTACTACGACCAGAAAATCGGCGCCCAGGTCGAGATGGCCAAGAAAATCGTCGGTGCCGACAATGCCGAAGCCATCGCATCCCTGCTCAAGCTGCCCGACAACGAGTATCGTCAGGCCCGGTTGGAGGAAATTGTCACCACACTGTCCCCCATCGCTCAATCCCGCATCGGCGGAGTGCTCAATCAGTTGCAGGAAATCGAGATGGACAAGGAAAACCAAATCCAACTGGCCAAAACCGACTTCACCGCCAGTCAGGAAAAGGCGCGGAAGGATGCTGAATCCGCCCGTGCGACAAACATCCAGAAGGCTGAATCCGCTTTTTCAACCGTCGTTTCTACGCTTCAAAATCCCAAGGACAAGGACAGCCTTTTCATCTTCCAGAAGCGGGACGGCGACGAGGAATGGAACAAGGGCGTCGATGATCGCCTGAAATCCGCCAAAGACCTTCTGTTCGGCCAGCAACCGCCCGAGCAGTTGATGCGGGCCGCGCTTCATGCCGCCGCGCTTCCGGCAATGGTTTCCCGCTACCATGAGGCACAGGACAAAATCAAGGCATTGGAAGATCAGGTCGCCGGATTGACAGCCGCGCAACCCCGTTCCAGCAGCGGTGGTGGTGGCCCTGAGGGAGCCGAAAAGCCTGCCGGCCAGCCTCCGGCCAAAAAGAGCAACTTCCTTGATGGTCGCGGCCAGGCTGCGGGATGGATCAAGGACATTGCCTCGACGATGACACAGGAATAGTCAGTAAAACACCCCATTTATTTCTGCTGTTGGCATGGTAGAGTTGAATCATGTCATTCGCTTTAATTTACTGGATTTTGATGCTGCTGTGGCTCGTATTCGGGCTGTGGTCAAACTGGCCGGCTTCCGGCGGACTCCGCCCATTGGGAAATACGCTGCTCCTTTTTATCCTGCTCGTCCTGTTGGGATGGAAGCTGTTTGGTCCTCCGGTGCATCAGTAAACAGCGGTTGGGTTTTAACTGCCTGATTTGACAAACCCTTCCGTCCGTGCTTTCTTATCCTCGTAGTATTCAGGTCGCGCACTACAAGCGCCACCCAAGACGGTAGTTGGCCTGAATGTCGGAAACGACGCGGATTCACACGCCGCACATTTCTTCAGTGTGTTCGGTAAATAGCGCCAGATTTGTGTCCCAAAGTGGTGGCACTCATCCGCGCAACAACAACCAATTTTTGATATGCACATTTTATTTTTAGCTTTTCTGGCCTATTTGGTGATTCTTTGTCTTGCTCCTCGTCGGATGCTCAAGCGTGTCGCGGCTTGTCCCAACCCGTTTGACGTGCTCCGTATGCGCGTCGAGGATCTCGGTCCCCGGCTTTACAAGCGCGCCACATGGCTTGACCCGTGGCTTAACCTCGTCCCCCGCACGGAATGGCCAATCGGCGCCGGTCTGGTGCGTTCATCCTTTGAAGTGGGCCGTTCCGAGCCTACTACCGAGGAAGAAAGCTGGTCGGCTATCACTGTTAATTCTGGCTCAACATTCATCGGTTCGTGCATAAAGAATTTCACGGATACCAACGTCGGCTATCAGGAGCGCCAGTACAACCCGGAAGCCTTCTGGCTGCGCGGGCCGCTGGTCTGTCAGTCCGACCTCACCCTGCACTGGAACTCGGTGGACTTCTGGAACCTGTATTTCATGCGCCTCGAACAGCGCAATACCCGCTCCATCGTCAACCGCATCCAGAACGTGTACGGCTCCTACGCCACGAAGGTTACGGGCAATACGAATGGCACCGTTAACATCACGGCCGGCAACACGAATACCCAGCCTCCCGGTCAGTCCATTGATTTGACCGGCGTTACGACCCCGCAATGCGGACTCGACCAGTCCTTGCTGGATTCGCAGGTGCATCCTCTGGTCCTCGCCGGCGCCACGGCGGAAGATTCCGGCGGCTGGATCAGCTCGCTTGGCTCCGGTCCTGTGTTCTCGCTACTCATCGGCATCGACGCCAGCAATCAACTGGCCCTGAATAACCCCGAATTGCGCGAGGATTTGCGCTTTTCCTACGAGGGTTTCGGTGACACCGCCGAAGTCATCCTCCGCCTGGGTGCCAGCCGGGTGCTGAAAAACTACCGGCATGTCATCACCGCGACGCCTCCGCGCTGGAAAATCACCGATGGCACCGGGACGCTCGTTCGCGTTTCCCCGTGGATCATGCAGAACGGCAATGTGGACACCGGCTTTGGCAAAGGCCAGGTCGCCATCCCCAACCCGGATTATCTCAACCCGAACATCGCCGCGGTCGAAGCCGCCACGATCCTGACCAAGTGGAACATGGAGGAGGAAGTCCTTCGCCCGGTCAATACCGCCCCCGGCATGAAGTGGAATGCACAGGATTATTACGGCGAATGGAAGTTCGTCACCGGCAATGATGCGTTCCTTGGCATGGACGGCTGCGCGGGCGTGGCCGACCCGTTCCACGAATACGGACGGCATTTTGCACAGTATAAGCACGCCTTTAAGCCCGTGTTTCCAGACTATGCAAGGATGTTCCTGTTCCTGCGCTGTCCACAAAATGTGACGTGCCAAACATGCTCGTAATCTACAGCTTGACATAACTTGTGGGGGATGTTAAAGTCCCTCACAGTATGTCAAACAAAGAACTTACAGGAAAACGGTTCGGCAGACTGGTTGTAATTAAGTTTGCCGGAAAAGACGCAAAGAGAAACCTTTTATGGAAATGCCGATGCGATTGCGGAAAAGTCTCAGTTACGCGCGGAAGCTCGTTACGGCTTGGAAGCACAACGTCATGCGGTTGCTTTCAAAAGGAAAAATTCAAGAAGGTTCAGGCGGCGGCATGGAGCGCCTGCCGGACGCATGGAATGACGCACGATCTCGCTTTTCAGTCTTGGGTAACAATGCGGCATCGGTGTCTAAACCCAAATCGAAGTGGCTATCAGCATTACGGTGGACGGGGAATAAAGCCATGTCAATTCATTGCCGAAAGCCCGAAAAACATCGTTCAGATCATTGGGCCTCGAACCAGTGTTTTACTTTCACTGGACAGGAAGGATCATGAACTCGGTTATACATGCGGTCAATGTCCAGAATGCTTGAAGCATGAATGGCCTATGAATATCCAATGGTCAACTAAAACGGTTCAGAACCGAAACCGGCGCGATACCGTTAGGCTCGATTACAATGGTCAAATGCTGACCAGGGGTGAAATTGGAGAAAAAATTGGCAAGGGCTACCATTGGGTAAGAAACAACATTGGTTAATCATGGACATCAAATTCAAACCTCTGCCGAACGCGGTGCCCGAAGGGACTGCCGATGGGGAAACATTCGACCTCGTTTGCAGCTTCAAGTTGTGTGGTGACAAGGTTTGCCTGACGCAGATGGGCGACGTGAAGGCAGATGACGCGGAAAAGCCCAAATACCGGCCCGATTTCAAGGATGAAGCCAAGAATATGCAAGCCTCGATGATGGGCGGAGAAGCTGCGGATTCCTGACCTGTGAGCACGCTGCCACAAATCGGGGACACGAAACGGCAACTCTGGGCGCGCATTCTCACCAAGATCGGACAGAGCAAGGGAAACACCGCCAACGCCCCGCTTTACACTGATCCGACCAGGATTTTGCTGGTCAAAATTTTGAAAACCCTTCTGTGATATGGCTGAAAACTATTCAAAGCTGACTCCGCAAACATCGGACACGGAGCGGCAATTACTGGTGAAAATCCTGATAGCCCTTGGCAATGGGGGTGGAGGTGGTACAAACGGCGGCATTCAGGGCGGGTATGCGGACTATTCCGGCGGCGCTCCAACGTTCACCCCGCCGGCAGGAACATTGGGAATTGCGGTGGACACAAGCAACAGCCGATTGTGGCTGTGGACCGGATCATGGATATAATTTTATGAAAAAACTACTGATGGCATTACTTCTAACGTGCTCCATGCCGGTGTTTGGAGCAATTTCGTACTGGGGAAACTTTAACGGGCCGCTCACTGGCAACGCCGACACGGCGAAGGTGGCGAATAGCCTTGTTTCAACGATAACACCTGAGCAGTTTGGAGCCAAAGCGGACATGGTGACGTTGTACGACATTTCGTGTACAAACGGACAAGCCCAAATCTATTCTCCAAGTGGTCCATTTGTGGCATCTGATGTGGGAAAGTGGATGCTTATTTACACTAGTACCGCAAATACAAACTATGTTCTAAGCATGATAACCGACTATATAAGTTCTCAATATGTCGGAATCTCAAATTCAGCTACTTTTGACGCAACGCAGTCGGCAATGGCAAACTTTGGGACAAGCAGCCTCACAAACTTCCAGAGTATCAGCAATTACTGCTCAACTAACTTTAATACGATAGTCGTTTTAAGCAACTCATCACGTCCCTACATGTTAGTCGGTCCTCTTATTCACACCGGCACTAATCAGTGGAGCATGATTTCGATGCCAAATGCAAACCAAGCATCAACAAATGCGATTTCGTCTATAACATTCTATGGTGCAGGACCAATGCGCCAGTCTTATAGCACGTTCTTTAACAATATGAGTCCAGTCAGGTCTGGTTCGGTCATTTTCTGCGTTCCAACTACGCCCCTGAACACCACTAATAATTCAATCTTTGGTCAAAGTGGACCGGTCAGCCAGTTCTCATCTGTCAACCTGTACATAATAAACATTGCGTTGCTGCAACCATGCTGGCCTAGACTTAATGCTATTTGGTCAGAATATGGAGGTCAGACGTTTATTGACCACTGTGAACTTGGAGTGGACTTCCGCCCTGGATTTTTCAACACGATTACACCGAGTCCATATAATGCTGTTGGGGTGATGTTCCCTGTGCGCCAAAATAACGGTGGGAACGTAATGCAAAACTCCGAAATATATGGATATAACAAAGGAGTGGTGATGAACGAGCATCTAAAAATAGAAGATGTAACTTGTGGCTTCAACAGCATTGGTATTTATGTAGGTTACGGTGGTGGCGACGATAAGGTTTTTGGACACATGTTCAGAAATAGCACGAATATAGGAATAACCCCAGGAATAGCGAACGCATCGGTTGATTTAAATGTGTGTTGTGAGGGCCATGCTAATGGAGCTACGATTATTGACTTTGACGATCAATCCAGGGTTTACAATGGTTCCTTCAGTTGCAATGGTGGTGAAGTTCCAGTGTTCTCTGGTGGATATGTTCCGCCTTTCTGTATTCCGCCGAACGCAAGTTTTTCTTTCCATGACTTTGCGGCTGCTGGTAATGGGACCGACCCGTTGTTTGGGGATTTCTTCAACAAACTTACGGTGCTGGGAACTGCTAATTTTCCAAGCCATGTGAGTGGGTTTACCAATTCATTCACGATTGGTGGTGGGAGCGGTACATTGGAGCCGTCGTATGGCAGTTATGGGCTAAGACAAGACCCTCATTATAAGATATGGAGATGGTACGGTTCCAGCACAGTAACGGCTCCAAGCTTTGAGTTTGTCGGTTTGGAAAACCACGAGATTCAAATGTCAATTGTACCAGCCGGGCAGACCTACTTCGATGCCGCCCCCACTACCGGAACGGTTGTGGCATCGAATTTTGTTGCGAATGGAAGCCTGGCCATAGCTACAAACACTCTGGCCGCTCCAACTTTTGTTGGTTACGGAGTACTTAGCGTCGGAGGGCCGGGGTGTACAAATTTATATATCACCCTTTCGGTGGGCGGTGTTCTGATAACCAACAAAATCCAGTACAGCGGTGTTTTTCCATGACCCTCCTGCGCTACATCGTTTTGGGATTGGTGCTGATGATTGAATCAGGATGCAGCACTGCAACTGGGTTTCACGGAATACCGAACTTCTCAGAAGTGGCTCCGGGTGTTGACCGAGGAGGACAGCCGAACGTCAGCAGGCCAACCGATGATGGCTGGTGGTACGTAAAAAACGTGAGGCACGACAACTGGGTGCTCAAGCTGAACACCGAGAGCGAGGGAAGCGACACTGATGCGCAGTTGAAAGCCCAGACGGACGCCAACCTGAAGGCAATGACAAATAGTGTGCCAAAAACAATGACGTTGCCGCCGATGCCGCCGAAGGCCGAGCGGTCGATTGGTCCGGCTGCGGTCGTCAATCATCGCCCGCCAAGCGGCTATACCATCACGAATTCCAATGGCTGCACCCAGACGATTTTCACAAACTCTACGCCATGGCAGACCAATGCGATTGTCTGCAGGCCCGCTTTCAAGATGACGCTGGCTTGGGAGTATGACACGAACCACCCCGGCAGGCCCGGCGATGTGTATTGGATTCAGTCCAGTCCGAACCTGAAGAACTGGTCCAATTACATGATCGTGGATGGACACACTACCATGCTGGAAGTGGACACCACGAATCCAAAGATGTTCTACCGATTTGCCAAGGAATGAACGCTCGCAATTAAATCAGTCTAGACGACACTGTGAGTATGAAGCACAAATGGGTAAGACTTGGGGAGTGGCAGAAGCCGATTGTAACCATCGGCTCCATTGCCACCTTGATGGGCATAGGGTGGGTGGGCATGGTCAAGGCCGTCCACATAAGCGAGACCCCGGACCAGATTAAGCTGCTCCGAATCGAGGGGGAGCAGTTTCGCGCCGAGAATTCCAGATTCCACACCACCCTTCTGGAGGCGGTGACTTCCAATGCGGCTTCCATCAATTGGTTGGTGTCTGACAACAGCATCATCACCAACCGCCTGAACACGGTCATTGAGAACCAGAAGACGGTGTTCAAGACCCTTAAGGAGCTGACCAATGGCGCTCCCGAAATCATCCCCATAACCATCGCCAACCTCGTTCCCCGTTGACACGGGCGTGGTTGCAGGATAGAATGCGCATATGATTAAAAATCTGGCGGCAAGCTGGAAGACCACATCGGCTGGTATTGTGATGATAGTCGGCTCCGTGGTTCACCTCATCTACTCATACAAATCGGCAGCCGACCCTGAGGCGCTGTGGAACACTGCGGTGCTGGGAATTCTGGCCGGTCTGGGCCTCTTGTTCGCCGGAGACTCCAGCCAGAGCGCACCAGCGGTTCCTCCATCCAATCCACCAACCAAGCCCCCCATCCCATGAGATTCATCAAACCCATTTGGCCGGTCATTGTCGTATTCGTGCTGATGATTGGTTTTGTTGCGTCAATTCTGATTTCCACCGGCTGTTCCACCGTCGCCTCGGGGTCTGATCCTATGGTGGTCAATGCGGAGCGGTTGGAAACGGTTTCGGTTTCAGCTTTCAATACTGCCGTTGAACTAGACAATTCAAACCGCGACTTTTGGATGACGAATGCCCCGGCGTTCCATTCCTTCTGCGAATGGATTCGGACTCCCATCACCATTGAATCCACCAATACGCTTCCTCGAGGGCTGGCCATGATAAAAATGGTGGATGACGCCAAGGTGATTTACAGATCGAATTCCTCCCATAGCAACATCCTGATTCAGGTCGTGGCCGACCTTCAGGCCGCTCTCAATCAGGCTCAGAGCTGGGTCGTGATAGTCCAATCTCCAACCCATTGACGCCATGGCCGCAATCCTCGCCCTCCTTCCCGGACTCATCCAACTGATCCCAACCATCACGACTGGAATATCCAGTCTCATCGCTTTCATCGCCGCCATTCGTTCAGCGGCCAAGCAGACGGGGGAATGGACTACCGACCTTGAAAAGTCATTCATTGACGCTCTGATAGCCAAGGCCAGCACCGATGCCTGGAAAACGGATGCCCAGATTGCCTCCGGTAAATAGCCGGATACGGTAAACACCCCATTGTGAAACGGAATCCTTGTGGTAACGTCAATGAATGCACGATGAGGAACACAAATTGTCCGAATCAATTTCTCTCTTGACTCGCGTCCTGCGTGAGATTCTTGAGTGGAACGCACACAATAACCAAAAAATCATTCACCGGATTGAAGAAAGGCTAAACATTATGGCTACAAAACAAGACCTGGACGCTGCTATCGCCGCGCTCCCTCTCGCAGTTGAAACAGCGGTCGAAGCCGCTCTCGCCCCCGTGATTGCAGCAATTATCGCCAGCAATGGCGCGGTTGAGCTGCAACCCGAAATCGACCAGTTGAACGCACTCGCCGGAACGGTTTCCGCGAAGATTGCTGCCGACCTTACCCCGAAGGGCGCCGTCACCTTGGACGCGATTGCCGACCTACCTGTGGCCAAGGACGCCGGGATTCAGACCGTTGGCATCGCCGGGATCTCCACCACGGCCAAGGGAGCAACCTTGAGCGTGACCGCGGTTTCCAGCAATACCGATGTGGTTCCGAATCCTGACGTGGTGTACACCAACCCCGACCCGTCCGGTTCCATCTCGTTTACCCCGGTGGCCTCGCAGACCGGCGTTTCCGCTGTCACGGTGACCGTCACCGATGGCACGTCGAAAGCGGCTCGCGTGTTCACCGTAACGGTTTCCTGATTGATCCAAGAAAGGGCCGGCGGAGCATTCGTTTCAGTGCTCGCCGGCCTTTTCGTTTTTGTTGTGGATGGATTCCCAGGCCCAATATTTCAACTGCGAAAGTTTGTAAGCGGCTTGGTAGTCTGGTGAGGATTTTATGAAGTCGTTCAGGATGGCTCGCGCCGCCTGGTCTGCCTTGCGATATTCTACAAACGCGGCTCCTTCTTCAGGGGTCATGGATTGGCGATGCGACGACATCATGCAATCTCGACCCCTTTCACCTTCGCCAGTTCGACTGTACGCTGTTGCCATGTGGCGTGCCAAGCATCAACTCCACTCGCCTTTAATTGAATTAGATAACACTCTGGCTTAAAGCCTAGTAGCCTTTCCTCAATCCACCAACAAATCTGCAACAACGATGTCTCATCGACATTGTACTGCTCGTCGTCATAATGATGCTCTTTCTTCGGGGGCTGTCGCCAAGCCAGCAGTCCATTTGGAGCGATGTAGATTTTCTCCGGCAGCATCTTAGCCAGAGCTGCTTCAAGTTGTTTTGTGGTGTAGGTCATATCGGTTCAATGGTTATTTCTGTTCGCTCAAGCCTCCAGTCTTTGACTTCTTCCTGTTTGACTTCAATCTGACAGAATTCCGGCGAGTCATCAAAGATGATTCCAGCCTCGACAAGTGCATCGACGAAATGTTTATCCCACAAGTTTCGCTCGTCACAGAGCCGAAGGCGGAAGCTCGTAATGCGCACAAGACGGCGAGCTTGGTCAACAATTTCTCTCGCATCCTCTGCCACTGGCTCATACTCAGGATTCGGTTGCAGGACGGTATCCGATGCCATGCCACCAAATAGATGCGGGTTTCGCCGTTTGAAGGATGCGCTGGCATTGTCGAATTCATAGGTTTGCATGGAATTTATCCCGCACAAGCTGCCGCCCGAAACAGTGGGCGGCAACTGTCTGTTGGATGACGGTTAGTCATCTTGTTGATTTTCGATCAAAGAACGCTGTGGCTGTCCTGCGACAGCTTGTGCGGGACGGTTGTTGTTGTTTTTGCGTGCTTCTTCTGCAAGTGAACGGCGATGCAATTCCTCGTCGTCAAATTCGGGCCGCTTCCTTTGGGGGTGGAACATTATTCCTGAGCGGGTTACTTTCATGGTGTTGCCCACAGTTGGAATATGGCTCCTAGCTTACGGCCAAACTGCTTGGGTGACATTTGGAGATGCTGGCCAATCAGTTTGCCGTAAAACAGGCGCAGCGAGTATTGAACTTTCATCCCGTCCTTACGTTCCAGGATCACTTTCAGGTCGGGCCGGGTTCGCTTTGGGACGAATACTTTCCCCGGAGGTTCATCCAGTATCGGCGCGGCCATTCGTTCGGCTTTTATGCGAGCCTTTGCGCGAACGGCGTTCAATGACCATCGCTTGCGGGCTTCTTTCCTTATCGTTGCATTGTAATGGTTTATCATTTTTTAGTTGCGGAGGAGTCGTATAATACAGTGTTGGGCCGCGTTGCGCGAGTCCACTGGTCGGCCATAGCTTCAGCTATTCCGGTGTAGGTTCTGCTGCGCTCTTTCCATCGGTCAGGGCTTGGCGGCATTTTCCAGACTTTGCCTTCGCGTCCTTCCACGACGTTTGACGGTTTCAGTTTCGGGAGATTTTTCAGCCAGAGGCAGGTTGCCTTTGTCTCGCCATGACCGTGCTGCCACGGTTGGATGATTTGGTCGTATTTCCTGCCGATGATTTGCAGCGCATATCTGTGTGGGATTGGGTTTTCGATTGCGATATGCGGGATGTCGGCATTGAGCAGCGACTTGAAAAATTCAGCACCTTCTCTCATCATCGTGCGTCGGATATATCCGTTGTGACCTGGACCATCTTCGGTCAGCCACCGCACGCCAGAGTTGCATAGGTAGGTGCATGGCGGGTGAGCTATCATCAAGTCCCAGCTTTCATGCAGGATGTCGCGCACGTCACCTTGGAAGTGTTGGCCGGGTTTGTCAGTTGGCAGTATGTCACACGACCACGCATCCCACCCGCGAGCAGCGAAGGCGTCACGGACTATTCCCGAAAATTCGCACGCCACCAAAACGCGGCCCAACAACTGCATGGAGCCAACCGGCGGAACGCTTGGCAGTTCGGATGTCAGAGTGTTATTCATGGTCTTGGTTTTTCGCCGCCGGCGGCTCATGCGGAGCGTTCGGCGGCATGAGCACATTAGCCCAAGAATTTCCGCCATATTGGACGAGGCCGCGTGCTCGCCAATCCGCCATTTGGTTTGCAAGGTATTCTCGCTTCTCTCGCAGCCGTCGGGCATTCGCCGGATATTTTTTAAGAAGCGCATCCAATGCCGCCGAACCATGCGTTGCAGGTAATTCGCTTGGCGCACTTGGGTACGGGCATTCTGGGCAAAACTCGTCCGGGTCAGTGTATCCGTGCTCACATTTTGGTTTGACGCTCATACCTGAACTTTCTCGTTCTGCGCCTCATCGAGGTCGCCGTCGTCGAAGCTGGTGAGCTTGTGTTCCGTCAGCCACGCTTTTGATTTGAGCCGGAAGTCGCGGGGCAGGCCGAGGTTTCCGGTTATCGCCTTGTGGACTGCGCCCCAGAAGGTTTTCGGGTCGGCTGGCATTTCGATTTTATTCCACTTCCGCACCATTGCGCGGATGCGGATGGCGTCGCGCGAGAGCAGAGCTTCATTCCGTTCACGCTTGAAGCTTTCGAGTTCCATGTCCGGCGCAGAACCAGCCCGATGGAGCGAACCGCCGTTGGCGTCTTCAGTGTTTTTCATAGATTTTTGGTCGGCGGTTCGCTCATCGGCACGTTCGGTGCTTTCTCATTCGCCCACATGTCCCACGGGCGATTGGGTTCTCGCCTCCGCACCCATCCTCCGCAGGACGCTTCTGGCGGTGCAGCTTCATTCGGGACGTGCTTGCATTCCATCTTGTTTGGGAGCCATTCTGCGCATGTCGCACAGCACCGAACCACGCGCTGCTGCGAACCTTCGGTTCGCCCCGCAGCGCGGCCTTGGGATGCTTGAATGGCTGTTGCGCGGTCTATGTTCATGGGTTGTTCTCCAGTCGCAGAGCTTGGTCGTTAGGCGACTCGACCACCGGCTGTTCCTGTGGTTCAGGTTGCTGTTTCATTTGCTCGTATTGTTCCTGTTCTTCCTCTTGTGAGCGCATATACGATTCATGCCGACGCCGTTCTTCGGCGCGTTCTTCAGCCTCTTGCTCTTGGCGGCGCTCCTCTTGGCGTTCACGCTCGCGCCTATCCTCGCGCTCGCCTTCGCGCCAGCCCTGCTGGTAGTCGTGCCCGCCGTCATGTTCGCTTTGGTAGCTATGCTGCTGTTGCGCAGCATAGCCGCGTTTTTCTTCATCGGTCATATACCATCTACTCATATTTGTCCTTTCGTTTTTACCGTCGCCTAACCATACGCCGGAGCCAAAGCCCGGACGCACGTCAGTCTGTTTTCCGGGCATCGCTGGCCGGGCTTGGCTCAGCTATTTTGTTACACCTTAGCGCGTCACCCACTTCGAGCGTCATGCGGTCGGGGTCGGCATTGAAGTCGTAGCTTGAGTGGACGCGCTCATTCAGTCGCGAGAGCGTTCGCCGCAGTGCCGTGAGGCTGCCTTCGATTGGCACGTTCCAGTCGTTTTGATTTAGCTCGCTGGCGAGGTTCGCGTTGAGTTCAGACAGCCGGATCATTTCGGTGTTAGATGTTTCGGTTTTCATTTTAGTTAGATTTTATGTCGCTGATGCCTAACAAAGCGCCGGAGCCAACCGCCTTATCGCTGTCCGTTTGGATGTCGTTATTCATTTGAGAGTTTTCCTTGCGCATCACCACCGCTCACAGGCGGCGGCTCAGCTTTTATGTTAAGCATCAAAGTCGTCGCCATCCTCCCAATCGAGTTTGGCATCTTTGAAGTTTGCAGCGCCGCCGAGGTCTTCGAGCAGCTTGCGGGCTTTCGCGCTCCTGGCTTCCCACGCTTCGCGGCGTGCCACGTTGTCGGCGTGCGACTGTTCGCAGCGTCCGATGTATTCTTCCGGCGTGCCGACGAAGCTGTGCCCGTAGTATCGGCGGAACTCGTCCGGCCCTTCGTCTGACAGCTTGCGGTGCATTTCTTCGACCTGCCGCTTTTCGCGGGCGAGTTCATCGCGGCTATGCGTTGAGGTTTTCGGGGACAGTGCGGCGAGGATTTTCTCCATGCCGATGATTGCGGTTGCGGCGCTTTCGCCTTGTGGCACTTCGGCAGTCAGTTCGTAGCGGACGTGCTCGTAGCTGCCGAGGTTGTAGAGTCTTCCGATTGTGATTTCTGTGATTTTCATTTTGTTCTTTCTGCGCTTCGGCTGTTTGCGTTTTTCCGTCTCGCCGGCCTCGAACAGTTTGATGGCCAGAGTGCGGACTTCATCGAGTTTCTGTTTCATAAATTGATGCTTAACAAATCACTGCAAGCAACCGGCGGGGTCGCTGGCAGTTCAAGCGTCGTTGGCGTGGCGGGCATCATGGGTTATTCGCGCCGGTGCTTGAGTTCGTCGTTAGACGACCAGACCCCTTGCGAGCCTGGTCGTCATTTGTGTTATTGTGGCCGGCATTGTTCCACACGCCCCATCGCTACGGACGGCTGGGTCGCGCTGGACTCACAGCAGTCGGTTGGCCTGCACGGTTGCGGCACGGCTGGCCCCATTTTGTTCACGGCGCGTTCGATGTAGCGTTGTTCCACTTCATCGGGCTTGTCGAGGTATTCGCTGAGTTGCCCCAGCATCGTTTGCTTGTCAGTGAATGCGACGCGCTGACATCCAACGACACACACATAGCCGTTGAGCACTGGTTGTATTATGATTTCTCTCGTCATAGGTCGTCTAACAATTCGATGCAGACCAACAGCCACTGCCCCTTGGAGTTGGCTGCATCATTTTTAGGTTTGTTCGGGCAGGTTTCATACGAAAGTTTTCGCACGGTGGCTGTGGCTGATCTCACCGTTCGGCGTCTCCGGCCTGTATGGTTTCGGTGGTATATCCTGCGTTGGCTCGTGGCCGGAGCAGTGATGAATCCAGATGTCGTCATCATCCGTTTCCATCACGTCGGTTGCTTGCACTCTGCCCCAGCACGGTTCGTTTGGGTTGTCGCCAAGATTTACGCAGTCAGCGCCACAGTGGCATTTCTCGTAAGACGCCGAACCATGCGCCGCACCACAATCGGGCTTACGCTCACAGTTTTGTTCCGTTGTTGATTCACTCATAGTTTTTAGCTTCGTTGGACGGTTCAGGTTTCAGACGCCCGATTGGTGGGCTTGGCGTTGTGTGCACGGATTTCGCACTCTTTAGTCATGTCCCGGAGGCTCTCAAGAATCGGTAGCATTCCATACCAGCGCGGAGAGTTGGTCTTCCGGAAGTATTCAGCGGCGTTATTGGCGTGGTCCAGCGCCAGTTCCAACTCACACAACAACTCACTTGAGCCAACCGCCGATTGCGCTTTGAGTTCATTCATAGAGTCTTTGGAGTTCCTGAGTCACCCGTCGGCGGTGGCTCAGTTCGAGCGTTAGGGCGAAGTGCCGCGATACGCTGTTTATTGTTCCACAGCCATTCTTCTAGGATGCGTCTCGCCGCTTCGGCGATGCTTCCACCGAACAGGCCGCTGGATACTAGCCAGCTCAGTTCCGCCTCCATGTTGCGGGTGACTTCAACGCGCAGCACAGGTTCGAGGCTCACTTCTACGCCGAAGCCTTTCTCATGGGCGTCGAGCACGAGTTCTTCGAGAGTCTTCGCCCTAACCACGCGCTGCACAGAACGGGGCTTCGCCCGTTCTGTTCGCGCTCGTTTTAATTTGGATGTTCGTTTTGCTTTCATACGTTTGTGCCAGCCCCGTCTGTGAGCTTGGCGTTAGGAGCAATTTCGATGTTGACGCGATGAAGCGTGCAGTCTGGGCGGTATCGTTCCATCCATTGCTCTTTTGACAGCGTAGGTCCGCCGTATTTGTTGTAGCTGAGTTCCGCATGGTAGTAGTCCAGTTCCATCCTTCCGTCTGGATGCAGGATTACCCACCCATTGCTCCTAACCACTTGCTGCTGCGGACTCGGCATTGCGTCTTGGGATTTGCTCATAAGGTCTTTGGTTTGCCTGCGTCCCCGTGTGCCGGGTCGCAGAGCGCGGCGTTCGGATGCCGGAGCACGCCGTTGGTTTTAGATTGGTTTCCCGGCAGAGCAGCAGACGCACCTTCCGATGCGTCCCGGCCCACAGTTGCCGATGGGTCGTTTAGCGGTTGCTCTGTCGGGAAAAGTTTTCGGATCGCCGCGAGGCACGAGTCGCGGAGGCGTTGAGACGTTGGCGACCATTGCGGTTGCTCCATGTCCCACCAAGGCGTCAGGCGGTTCACCCACATCCGCTGGTGCGCGGAGAGGCTGTCATCTGGCCAGCACGCGGCGGGGAAGCTGAACAGGATGCCGCAGGTTTTATTCTCCACCACGATTTGCCCGTTGGTGAGTCGCACCGTCACAGCGCGGTCACGCACGCTCTTGTCACTTGCTCGCGTCTTGGGCCGGACATCCGAACCCGACGCTGCACGTAATCCGGCCGCGCTCGCGGGTTGGCGGTTGGCTTCTGGCGATGGAGGAGTTGAGTTCATTCGGCGGCGGGATTCGTGAGCTTGGCGTTAGATGTCCTCGCGCTCGCACATTGCGGGCCGCAGGACATCTAACAAATCAGTGGAGCACAACGGCGGGTGCGTCTTGCGCTCCACCGTTGTCGGCAATTCCAATGTCTGTTTTACGTTCATCGCTCGTTGTCCCCGCCGTGGATCACTTCTGCGTTACGGCGTCGGAATATCAGGTCTATCCTGCTCCTGCGCCAGTTGTTCGGAAGTGTAGTCTCCCGGTTTGAAGGCAACACGTCGAACTGGCGGACCTCCGTTTATCTCACAGAGCCGCTTCTGGCCAATCTCGAATGCTGCCAGGAACATTTCAAGCGCCTCTTTGAGAGCCTCCTGCGCCTTGTCGTCGCGCTCGATCAAAAGGTTGAGACTGGGCATCCGGCGGCGATACGAATAAAAACGCCAGCTGTTGGCGCCTGTGACAAACATGGAGCCATGAACCTGGGCGCCGTATTGCTTGGGCAGCACGCCGGTCAGCAAATAGCCGACGTGGGTTTCAATCTTTGGACATTTGATTTCCACGCCGGAGTTTTCACCGATCAGACCGTCCGGGGAACATCCGATTTTGCCGTCATCAGTGGTGACAAAGCCGACGTTGCGGATCTCAATGTCCGTTTCGACCGTGAAGTTCGGCTTTGCGGATTCTTCCAAAATCTGGCCCTGATCCATGTCGAAACTATTGAATTCCAGCAACGGGCCTCCCTGCCACCATTCGGCCAGCTTTTTGTGCAAATAGGTGCGCGGCATGTCGCCTTTTCGTATTTCAAACGTAGGCGAAACAAGCGCGTCGAATTCGCTGGCGGTAGGCACTCCGGCGCGGAGATTGAGCCATTCCTGGGAGCCTTGAGCAACGTCGTGGATTTTCAACGTCCCCTCGCTTCCTTTGTCCGCAGCAATGCGTCCAAAATGTCGTATTGAATGGCGGGTATTTCCGCAAAATTGTTTGCCTTGGCCAGCTTCAGAAACGCCGGCAGATTACTGTTAGTTTCATGCACGCGGCGTTCCAGTTCCTCGGCTTGGGCGGCTGTAATCTTTCCGCCGTCGCCAAGATTTCGGGCGTCGTCCTCCTCTCGAATCCTCGATTTTAGGCCGAACATTTTTATGACCAGATGCCGCCACGCGCTGGTGGTCGCCCCGGTGTCGGCGGCGGTCGCATCCTTCATGCGGTTGGTTGCGCCAGATCGCACGGAGTATTCACGGGTTTCCTCGTGGCCGTCCTTGTGAATCAGGGTAATGATGGCTACGGTTCGCTCGCCTTCATCGCGCTGCCCAAACAGCATTGCGAAGCCGTGACGGAATAAAACCGGCTCCAATCCGGCGGCTAGTTCCTTCTCGCTGCAATAGCGGTAAGCAATCGCCCCGCCATCGGTCTTGGCGGCTTTGTCCGCATAAAAATCCATGCCGCTGATTTCTTGCTTCAGTTCAAAGAATGAGCGGTTGAATTTGCCTTTCGATTCCAAGGCGACTTCCTCCCGGCGCATGGCGATGATTTCCTTGACGACGGCAACATTTTCCGACGTGATCCCACCACGCACGGCGGCATCAAGAATGTCCAATGAGGTTGGAGCGGGTCGGGCAACGTCCTGAGGCGTCTGAACGGCCGGCAAAAGTTCGGTGTTGGCGTTTTTCATAAATCAGTTGGTCCCCCATTGGTGGTTCTCGATGTACTGGTCGCACGTCCATAAAAGTTGGGCGTGGAAATATATTTGATAAGTCCAAGGGCGCTTTTCCTGCTCGTCGCCGCTGTATGACACAAAAATGTCAGGCATGCTGTTCCGGTCATCGTAGAGCGGACCATTAAGCGCGGCGTCCAGCTGCTCCTGGGTCATCAGGTTTGAAAGTGGCTTGATCGGTTTCATGCGTGCTTGTCTGCAATTAGTTCCTGAAGTTTGGACTCCGCGCATGAAAACAGCTCGGGCGTCCAGTTGCGCCGACCCAGTTCCAGGTCGCACAGATACGGCGCGGATTTTCCCATCGCCACGGCCAGCCGGCGAAGGGAGATTTCCGCCTTGGTGCGGGCGGCGCGGATCATGGCGCCGGCTCGGGTGCTGTCAATCTTGCGGGTGGGTATGGTGGGAAGATTCATATTTGCGTATTATGCGGCTTTAGCGGATTGTGTCAACATTTTTCTGGCGTGCTTGTTTGCGGGTTTGTTTTGAAACGACGCCAACGGCGGATTGGAAAGTATTGCGGGCACAAGATGCGATTGATTTTGATATCCATTCCACGCTCGCACCATTTCCCATCAGCAACGGCCCTTTGCGCTTCGGCCAGAACTCTTAGACAGACAGCGAGCAGCAGTCGTGTCGTCGCATCCCTAACAACGCGCTGGACACGAACCGGCTTCCCGCGTTTCAGTTCTGGAGCGCGTTTGTCTGTCTTGAGGTTTTTCTTTTTCATACGGTTTTCGAGTTGCGGCCAGCCGGTCGTTCGGCGGCACTAGCGCAGCGTGGTTCAACGTCTCCGTCGTCCACTCAGCCAGCTTCTTCTTCCGCCGCTTCGCGGCTTTGACCCAGGCGGCTTTATCGCGTGGCACGACGCGGAGGTGCAGGAAGGACGAGGCGACATCGGCCTCGTCCTTCACCGCGTTTTGATTTTTCTCAGGCGCAGGCATATCATTGAGGATCGAATGCGTCACAGTAGGCGCGGGCGACTTCTTCGCCGGCATACCACGCAAGCGCGTTCAATACCGGTAGGCCGTCTTTCGCATCGCGTCCGGCATACAGCGCCGATCCGATTTCCTCATCGGTCGGCTTCGTGCCGTTCCGAAAGCAGCCAAAGCCGCGAATCATTTCGATTACGCCGCTCCCGAAGTCGGCAGCCTGCTCGCTGGCCATCTGAGCGATTGACTCACGATTGCGACGTGCAAACGCTTCGGTGTCGCGGTTGTAGATGAAACCGTTGAAGCCGCCGTCTATTCCGTGGCGTGTAATGTCAGGAGCGGATTCACTGAACGATTTCCAGCCACCCATTTGACGCACGACGGCGCGGACGAGTGATGTTGGGATGTTTGTTGCCTCAAGGAGTGCCGCGAGGCTCGGCGTTTTGTTTGCTGTATTTTTCATCAGTTGTTTCTGTTTTCCGGGTCGCCCCCGGTGGCTGTTCTGTTTTTCAGAACGATTAGAGCATCGTATTTTATCTTTGATTTGTCAACACCTTTTCGGGATTTATTTTAGCCCTGATTTCATTGACGATTTCCGTGAATCCGACCGTGCCGCCGAACCAAGCGCTGGACACGAATCACCGCCGCGCCTCTCCGTTTCGGGAGTCGCGGGCGGCATTGAGATTGTCGTGTCGGCGGATGTCATGGTCAGCGGTGATCGGTCAGCTCTGCGTTGTTGGAGCGCCGGAGTGCGCGCTTGGTTTTTTGTTTGCCTTTGGCGCGGAGTTTTTTCATGGCCGCACTTTTTTTGGCAGCGGTCAGCCCGCTCCACCGGCTCTTGGCGGAGCGAGCCTGCATCTCGCGCATATATTTTGTGACTTCGGGATTCATTTGGCCGCCTTCCCTTGTTGGCCGATGAGTTCGGCACGGATGACATCGCAGGCAGTTTGGACATCGCCGTCCATATCCTTGATTGATTGATTCGCCCGACGGCTCGCCGTCGCGAGGTCAACTTTGTCCAGAATCATTATCATGTTCGCGAGCTTCGCGACGCGGTCATTCTTTGCCCAGCCGTCCTGGTCGTAGCCATCGGCTTGGAAGGTGTCGCCCCAGTTTTTGATTTCGTAGATGATGACGGTATTTTTCATTTTGTTTTTGTTCTGTTCGTCAGGCTCTTCGCCCCTCGAACTGACATCATCATCGCACGACGTAGCGGCTACGTCAATCATTTATTTCATTTATTTTCAGGCTCGCCAGAGCCTTGATTTTATTGGGTTTTGTGGCCGGACGCGCTAGAATCGTTTATAGGGCGTTTCCCAGACCTGGCCGGCGTGGACATATCGCACGGGATCTGTCCGGCCCACCTCGAGCTGGCATTGTCTCAACTTGAGAATGGGCATGAACAGAATCAGGACATTCAACGGGCGGGTTTGTAAAGTCCGGCAAGCTCAATCAACGTCTGTCGAAAATAGCCGGCAAGGAATTTGCGCGCGTCGGTGACGGTGTCGCGTCTTGCAAGCTCCCAAGTCAGGCTTTCCAGATTCAAGTAATAGTCGCGGCTCTCGTAGAAGTCCGCCCGGTAGCGGCTCCACTTCGCCTTGGCCGTCTGTTGCCGGATGTGATTTTGCAGTTTGAAGTCCAGTCTGGCAAGTTGTGCCTCGGTCCACAATATGGGTTTGACGCGCTTTTGAAGTCGCCAGCTCACCCATCGGCAACGCTCGTCAAACGAATCAAACCAGCGGTTGCTCAAGGTGGTGTTGCACTCCGTGCAGGACCAAGTCCACGGGCCGCACTCTGAAAAGGCTTTTGTCCGCGTTTGTTGTTGGTAACTAACGGCGATTACATGATCGCGCGCGGTAGCCGGATCTCCGCAATAGGTGCATCGCCTGCGGTCGCCAAATTCAAACACCGGCAAACGGGTTGATTCAATTGCCTGTTGCATTCGCCTTTTGCCTCGGGTTGCGCTTATTCCACGCTCGCCAGTTGCACGCCTGGCTGCAATACCGTTTCCACGGCCGGCGCTGGCTGAACTCCTGATCGCATTCGTGACACTTCACTTTCGGGTATTTCGGTTCTTTCATTGGATTAGCCTACACTGCCTTGCAATCAATTGCAAAGGCATTCCGCCACTTTGATACGTTCGGCTTCCCTTATGATGACGACGCCGCGCGCGCCTTGCGGGTTGTGCCTGCTGGCATGAACTTGACACTGCGCCCGCCTCGGGTTATCTGTTGCGCATGGTTGAAACCGCCGAAAATGTCCCAGCGGCTCAAACCCGGCGCGGTCCTGGGCCTCGGATTTCCAAAGAAGTCAAAGCGACAATCCAAGCCATGTTCGCCGCCGGTATCAAAACCCCCAGAATTGCACAGGAAACGGGCGCTTCCCAGTTCGCTATCCGCAAAATGGCTGAGCGGGGACAATGGTCACAGGGATTAGACAATGCTCGGGGTGTTGTCAAAAATGCCGTGGCTTCGACAATTACACGCGAGGTAGAGGCGCAAAGCCAAGAGGTTTTGGGCCTGCTTTCGAGCGAGTTGCTCGCCCAGGCGCGTTTATTCGCCACAAACAAGCCAAAAACGCTATCTTGCTTGGCTCTTGGTCGAACTGCAACGGTAAACACCCTGGCGACGGCCTGCGATAAGGTGTTCGGCTGGTCCAAAGACTCCGGCCCTCGGAGCGTGGTCCAGATCGGCACTCTAAATCAGATTGATGTCAGTACACCACAACCTGTTGTGTCTTGTGGTGTTGAGACTGGCGCCGTTATGGATATAACCGAGGATAAACCGGCTGAATCAGACCTAAACCGTTGATAAACAAGGCATTTGCCTTGTGGTTGAATGTAGATATAAGTGACGTTGTGCAACTATAATTAGCTTGCTCCTACTGCGAATTACATTGCGGTCATTGGCTTGATCCCCAGACCGGCCAGAAAAAGAGATTCCTTTTTTCGGCGAATTCCAGGAGGGCGACCGGCCAGCCCTTTTTCGGGGTGGCGTTTAATCGTATTGTAGCCCTCAAAATTTTGTCTATTTTTGGCCACTGACGGGAATGGTTTTGGACGTTTCCGACAGACCCACTGACGGTGACGGTAACCTTATAGGATTACCGTCACTCGTCAATAGGGGTATGACGGAAATCCACTGACGACTGACGAGAATTGATTTCCGTCAGTCAAATTGAATCAAGAAAAGCCAATCCTGAAGCGGTTATTGCCTGTTTTGCCCTGATACCGTCACCGACTGTTTTTACCCAGCCTTTGGACCTTAATCCGTCCAAATATCCAGTGAGGGTGGTTCTGGGCATTCCCGTCAGTTCGGCCCAGGCGGACAAGGAGATGGGATTTGCCTCGGTATTGTTGGCAATTTTGCCCAAAATGAACGCCGGATCGTGTTCCTTCTTCCGGCCGGCAACCTGTTTGAGTTTTGACGGGTCAAGATTGTCATCCGGCTCCATCATCGGGTAGTGCCAGCGGACCACGAACTGGGAAATCGGGGCAAAGTTTCTGAGGATGGTATCCACCGTAAAAGCGCCTTCTTCCTCATGGGCCGTGAAAATCAGGAGGGAATCCGGGTCACGCCCGAATACGCCAGAACCGGATTGGCGGTCGATAGCTTCCTTGGCGGAGGCGTTGCCCTTGGCGAAATGGTGGGCGTAGGCGACGGCGGCTCCAGTTTCGACAGCAAGTCGCTCGAAAGAATTGAGCATTTCAGCGATGTCCCCAGCAGAATTTTCTTCACCGCCGGCCATGAGCTTGTAGATGGGGTCGATGACAATCAGGGCATATCCCTCCTTTTTTGCCAATTCAATAATAATCGGAATCAGTTGCCTGAAGCTTCGGGCCTTTCCACGCAGGTTCCAGAAATGGAGTTTGTTGGGCTTAATTTTGACACCCTTGGCCTCGCAAAGTTTGGCTATCCGGTCATGCCACCCGAAGTCCTGAACCTCAAAATTCAGGTAAAGCACCTTGCCCTGATTGGTCTTGAATCCCAGCCATGGCAGTCCATGGGAAACGGAAACGGCAAGGTCGGCGTAAATCCACGTCTTGTACGCCTTGCTGTTGCCGCTGATGCTCATCTTGCTACCCTGATGCAAAACGCCCTCGATCAACTGTGGCGGGGCCGGATGCGGCGTGGCCATGAACATGGCGGCATCGACAACCTCCAGGACAAGGTTGGGTTCATGCTCCTGCGATTCTTCTTCCGATGGAATGTACTCGTTTACAATGGTTCGTCGGGCAGGTGTTGCTGGAGCACTGGGTTTGAATTCAGCCTTTCCAATCTGCGAACGCAGTTCGTGATTAACCCCCGTCACGATTCCGGAGCAGGAGTCGTGGAAGCATTTGATGGTCGGTGATCCCTCCAGCTTCAACATGCAGTCCTTGGGCTTGGTAGGCGTGCTGTGGGTGTGTGCGCCGGGACAGTTGCAGAATCCCGTCACGTCGTCCTGCCATTCGATGGCGCCAAGGATCTTGGTTGCAATATCCCGCCGTGACGACGGAATAACAGGGTGATACCCGTTCCCGTTTGATTTGGGTGACGGATCATCCGCCGGCACAGCCAGCGCCACCGCCTGGGCGTTGTAGAACGCGGCCGGATCATCAGACACAAAACAGAGCCGCGCCGCATCGCTTGCCGCCTTGTCCACCTGGGCCTTGTAATTCGTTTCCAGCCTTTCCTTGACCGCGTTGAAATTCCGAGAATGGCCCTTCAAATCCTCCGGCACCGGCACCCGAAAAACAATCTTGATGCCCGTCCCCGATGGCGACACGAAGGCGGCGACGACGTGCGGATCATTTCTGGCCAGGTCATGCAGTTCGGCTATCCGTTCAGGCACCTTGTCGATGTCGGCGCACAGAAGGCCGGAAAACCGCTCAATGGCCGCGCTGCGCCTTTCCTTGAACTTTCCGGCCCAGATGAACGCTGGCAACGAACGCTTCAAACGGTCCCTTACCTCCGGGTCGGTTGCGCCTCGAAGAGCGGCTACTTCATCCCCCCAAAAATGGTTTTTAATTCCCTCCACCGCGGCTTCCGGGGAAATTGTTCCGGTGATGGCTGCACTGGTGGCAGACCCCATTGATATTTCAAGGACCGTCGCCGGATCGCTCATAGCGCACTTCCCATCTCAGCCATCGCCTCCGACATAAGGCGAGCAGCGGCAGTTTCAAGTCTCTGGGCGGGAATGTTCTTCAGTGAAATACGAAGCGAATCAACAATCTTGTCCGTCAGTTCCGTGCGCTCGGAATGGCAGTACTCGCAGGCCGTCTGATAAAGGTCATCAGGATAATCCCATGGGTCGAGCTTGCGATAGACGACATGGTGACACTGAAGGTTTCTTTCCTTGGCCCCGCAGAAAATGCAGGTCCAGTTGTCACGGGTAAAGATTTCGAGCCGTTTTTTTTGCCAACGAGGGTCGCGTAATTTTTGAGAATAGGTCATAATCGTAACAGGTCAAATGCCGCGCTCCATGCGCAACAGTCTCTAATCTGAAACCACAACAAACAGAAGTCAATCTGGAACTGTATTCAGCCCCTTGGACCGTCTGAAAAAATCCCAGCACAAATGCTGGACGGCCATGAAATCCTTCTGGCGCAAATGCCAGGTGTCCTTCAAATGGGGGACGATCTCCGTTTCCCAGATGCGGTTGAATTCCCGGCGCGCGGCATCCATCTGATCGGCGTGATGCTGGTATTGTTCGGTATTCATAAAAGGGTTGCCTGTTGAGTCTTGGGCCAGACGACGCCAACCTTGCAAAAAGGTTTCCCCGGTCGTCCGTGCCCGTATTCCAATGCGATGCACTTGAATTCGCCGGCCTTGGCGCGGTCGAAGATCGTCGCCAGTTCCGACGGGATTGATGCGTTCAGCGAGTTTGGCTTGTCGCAGTGAGTGGCAGGGAAAGCGGTTTCAACTCCACAGACTCGGCAAGGCATTCGTGTCAGAGGTTCCATATCAAATCGTGTGCCGCAAGTGAGTCAGCCGTGCGTCAACTACCTGCTGGCATTCAAGGATGGCGTCCACGCGGATGGCGTTGAACGCCTTGAGAATTTCCTTCTTCACTTCCTCGGCGGCGATTTCACGGCCGGACGAAAGGATTTTGTGGCCAATGTCGATGCCAAGCTGGATGGCGCGTTCTTCGTGGGTCATATCATTCAGCCTTTTCTCCGTCCTTGATTCCGGTCGCGTTCAGCAGTTTCCGATTCTGCATCTCGCCCGAAATCAGGACGATCATGTTTTCAACCGCAAGTTCCGCCCCTCGCTCCATCGCCCTCTGAATGATGCAGGCGGGCGGACAGCCGTTGGCTTGCGCGAACTTGAGGGCTTCGGATTTGAAGTCGAACGTCACAAAACGAAGTCAAACAGAAGACCTAAAAACTGTCAAGCAGTTTTACGAACGATGATTTCGATGGTGTACTCGCCCATGGCGTGCTCCATCGGTTTGTCGGTGTTGAGACAGCCATCGTCAAAGACAACCAGAGATTGCAATTCGATTGGCCCCAACGCCTTCATCACCGTGTCCAGCAGGCCCAGCGTGAACGGCGGCTCGTCATGCAACGGAAGCCAGAATGTTTTGTGGTCGAGGTTCCAGCGGGACGGCAGCAGTGTGTTTTTCTCGTAGAGATTTCGATGCGGCACGCCGATGATCAACCAGCCGCCGGGCTTGAGGATGCGATACCAGTTGCGGATGGCGGTCACCGGGTCGTTCAAATGCTCCAGGCAGTGGTAGGAATAGACGTAATCGAAATGGTTGTCCGGCACGCCGGCCATGAACGTCGCGTCGGTGTTTCCCAGTTCCTTATCCCACTTCTCCACCTCCAGCGTAACTGGGTCGATCCCGGACCCGATGTCGATGCCGAGATTTTGCGTGTATTTGAGAAACCAGCCGGACTGATGTCGCGCCGGGAATCGTTTTGCGGTCTCGCTCATAAATCCTCCAGTCGAATCGTTTGCACGTCGGTTTGTTCCACCCCAGCCTTGTATTCCTTCCAGAGCGGGTTGTTGAAACGGTTGGTCGGGTCGTGCCGGTCGTACTTCTCCAGCCATCGACGCCGGTCATCCGCCGTCATGAGCGCGTAGTGCAGCACGCGCACCTTGTCGCTCGTCAGGATTGCCCCGGTCTGGACCGGCCACGAATGCAGCTCGGTCAGCGGATTGTTGGCGAAACAGATGCAGCCGGAAATGTAAAACGGGTTTTTCTGGAGGAATGATTTTCGCCAGTGCGCCCAAGGCGTCCCGGTTCGTATCCGGACCGGCTCATCCCAAACATGGTCCCAATGCAGGTTCATGGCCACGGCAACCGGGTTGGCCGTCAATTCCATCAGCAGCGGATCAATCAGCGCCCGGTCTGCCCGCGGCCAGATGGACTCATCATCATCGAGCCAAAAGACGTAATCGCAGTGATCCTTGGCGGCGGCCATCAGCAGATGATTGTGGGCGGTCCAGTCGTTCCAGGTGTGGTTGCGTTCGTCGAGGCGAACCACGGACTGGAGTTTCGGGTAGCGGTCAAAGAATTCCTGTTTTGGCAGCGGCGGAACGCTGGCGTCGTCCAGCACGAATACGGCATCGCAGACAGCGCACAATTCGGCCAGGGCGTCTGCGTGTTTGAACGTCTTGGCCCCATCGTAATGCCAGCAGAGCACGCCGGCCAGACGCGGGGCGTTCATGGGCTAGGTAAAATCCGCGCCTTCGCCAGCCGTGGTCGGAACCTGCATAATGGTAGGCTTCACCCCATGCGCCTGCTTGGTGGTGTTCAGGATGGTGTGGGCGAACAGGTCGATGGCAGTGATGCGGACGTTTTTGTAGCCGTACTGGCCGCGGGAATGGCCGAGCATGGCATTGCTGCACAAGTCGTCTTTCGCGTAGCGCATGGCGGCGGAGCGGGTAGGTTTGTAGGTTTGATTAACGACAAAATTACGGGTCTTGCGCTTGCCCGACCCGAGATCGTAGGTGTAGGTAATCTGCCAGCTTTTTCCCGAACGAGTCACAGTTGAGACTTGCATAATTTTATATTATCACTTTTTTGGTTTTTTGACAGGGAGATTTTGCCGCGCACCGGGCAGGCCCGATTCAATGTATTCGAGGATGCTGCCGGGCTTGCGCTGGATGGGATTGCCTTTGGCGTCCTTATCGGTCTGGGTTGCAGCCCATTGCAGCAGTTGAGGAACGACAAACGACTTGGATAGTTCGCCAAAGAAATCTGTGCGTTCATTGGGATTGAACGCCTTGGTCGCCTCAATCTGCTCCCGCACAAACGGCACCGCCTCGACCAGTCCAAGCGCGCCAGCGGCGAGTCCGGCCGGTATGCCTTGGGTATCTTTGTCCTTTTTTCTCAGCTTGGAGTCGGATACCCGCCTGATCGTCGCGCCAAATTGAAGTGTTTCCAGCAACGGATTGTGCAACAGGTAGGACGGGATGTTGTGGCCGTAAATCTGGATGTTCCCCGCCTTCACGTCGCTGGCCTTTCGTTTTCCCCCCGACTGATAATATCCGCCGATGGTGTTGGGATTGAAATAGCCCAATAACAGGACTGCCGCGCCCAGCGAACCTTTCTTCAGGTGGCGCATAATCATGTCCGCTTCCTCCGGCTTCAATCCCTCAACGCCTTTTCCGAAAGCCTTGGCGATGGCCAGTCGTGAAAGACCGGACGGAAGTCCAAGCGCGTATTGGAACGTCTCGGCGACAATGTTGGTCGGAACGCGCACGATTGGGAACAGTGATTGTGACACGGTCGCCGCAACCTTTCCGCCCGGCTTTACGTTTCCGGTCACCTTGCTCTTTTGCTCGAAGGCGGTCAGCGCCCGCTTGTAGGCGGCGACAACCATGTTGTCCTGAAGGAAGATGGCGCGGTTGGCATCCTTGTACGCCTCGGCCGCAATCCGGGTCTGCACCATCGGGTCGGTGACATCAATGCCGTCGCGGATGGCGGCGGTGGCGCGCTTCTCGAAGGAACGGGCAAATTCCGCCCGTTTGGTCGGGGCTTTCAATGCGCCGTGGACCTTGCCAAAGAAATCAATCGCCGAGCGCGGGAGCACGTCGCTTTCACGAATGTAGCCCTCCTTCGGTCCACCGTAGAGAACATCCAACTCGCTCTGGCCCGTGGTCAGAACATCCCAAGCATCCGTCATGCCCTTGGTTACAGCCTGGGTGATCGCCCTGGCTTCGGCGCGGGAATTGATTCCTCCCTCACGGTGCGCTTTGCGAGCGAGTTCAGGAAATACCTTTGACCATTCAGCCCCGATAACCTCCTCCATCGGGGTGAAGGCCATCCTCTGAACTGCGGCACTGGTCAATTTTGCCAGAGTAACAGGACCGGAAAGCAGGAAGCCGCGGCGCCACTTCACAAAAGTATCCTGCGCCTTTTCCCACCAAGGGCGGTTGGCCAGCCGGTCGGCGGCAAGCCCCCTGGCATATTCCATCTTTGCCCGGTCCAAATCCGTCTTCAATCTGATAGCGGTCGGGTCCAGCCGGATTGGTTCCTTGGGCGCACGGGCCGCAAAATC